TCGCATATTATTGTACGGTCCCACATGAAATAAAAGAAATAACAAAAGGTGAGAGATGGTCAATAGTATTACCATTAACCAAAAATATAATAATTGAAAAAAACGAATTAATATAATATACAATGAAAAGAAAATACGCATTATTCATCGGAAGATGGCAAACTTGGCACAAAGGACATGAGTGGTTAATCAATCAACAATTAGAAAAAGGAAATAATTGTTGGGTTGCAATTAGAGATGTAGAAAAGGATGAAAATAATCCTAAATCAGCACAAGAAGTATTACAAGAATTACAAAAAGAACCATTTTTTACAAACAATTGGGATAAAATAATGTTATCAATTATTCCAGACATTGAAAGTGTAAACTATGGTAGAGGTGTAGGATATGATGTAATATATCACGAACCACCAAAAGAAATAGAACAAATTAGTGGAACTGCAATTAGAAAAAAATACATTGACTCAAATGGAGATGTAATTGTTTACAATATAGATACTGAAGATGGTAGTAGAGCGTAAAAGACATATTGCAAAAACCATTTCATATCGCGTTATAAGTACCGTAGTTGGTTTCTTATTAATGTGGTTGATAAGTGGTTCAATAAAAATAGGTGCCGCATTTGGGGTAGCAGAATTGGTATATAAACCTATTCAATATTATATTCACGAAAGAATTTGGTATAAGTGGATAAAATACGGACTAAAAAAATAATATGAAATACATAATGACATATATTGTATTTTTAACTGCTTTGTTTTTGACAATTGGAGTTAAAAGAATTTGGAAACGAATTATTATGTTCAAAGATAAAAGTTATTGGACGGATTATAATGTAATTGAGTTTTGTGCATGGATGGCTAAAGCTATAATCATTGTACCAGGTTTAATATTTGGTATTGAATTATGGTATATGCATTTCTTAACATTACTTACATCTTCATTATTAATTTGGGCATCAATGAGAAAGGATTTACCTACATTGATTCTATTCAATACAATATGGATAGTAATATCATTAACAATATTAGTAAGACATTTAATATAAAAATAACAAAATGAAATTAATAGTAGACAAAGGTTCTAATGGCCTAACAACAAAAGAGTTTACGGAGTATCTTAAAACTCCTGTATTAAAATCGGAAATAACACAACAAGAATCGGATGAATTAAGATTGCAACTAAGTGAAGCTTTGGCAAAACACCCTGGATTAGGAATTTCCGCAACACAAATAGGAATTAAGAAAAGAGCTTGCTTAATTCAGCTTGGTAATGAGGAATTATTCTTAGTAAATCCAATTATTAAAGAAAAGTCAAAAGAAGGATTTTTATTCTTTGAAGGTTGCTTATCAATACCATCAACATTAAGGTCTCCAATTAAAACAATTAGAGCTTCTAAAGTTGTAGTATCTACCGATAATTTAGGTGAATTAACATTTGAAATTAATCCAGAAGGTGATGAACAAAATAAGTCAGTATCTAAGGAAACAATGATGACGGTAATAGTTCAACACGAAATTGACCACTTAGACGGATTTACCATTAGAGATAGAGTTTATAACACACAAGTTGTCAAAAAAGTGAATTATGGTAGAAATGATAAAATTGTAATGAAATCTCCACAAGGTGAAATGGTTGAAATTAAATACAAAAATGCAAACAAATATTTTTTACAAGGATACGAAATCGTTTAATTATGTTATATACAATAATCACAATATTATCAGTATTAGTAGTTGCATTGTCATTTGCAACTTATAATCTTTTAAATAAATTAGAAAAATACGAAGTCATCATTATAGAAAATGATATATTTTTACAAACCGAGTTAGAAAGAAACGAATCATTACTGGAGGCATTAAGAGAAATAGATTCTCGTGAAATGTTTGAGAAGGACGATGAAGTAGGTTCTATATTTTATCAAATAAAAGAAACCATCGAAAAATTCAAAACACAACAAAATGCCAATTAGAAAGAAAAGAGGGCCCAATCGTCAATATTTTACAAAAGATACGGAAGATGCTATTATTGAATATAATCTAACCGATGACCAATATATTAAAGATAAATTATATAGAGAAAGAATTGCATCTGCTTTTGACAAACTTGCAGAGATAGTTTATAATAAATGGAAGTTTACCTATTTTGATGACGACCCAAAAGATGTAATGGCAGAAGTTGTTACATTTATGATTGAAAAAATTCATATGTACAAAAGTGGTAAAGGTAAAGCATTTTCTTATTTTACTATTGTTGCAAGAAATTATCTTATTTTAAATAATAATGCAAATTATAAGAGATATAAAGATACCGATATAATGTCCGGTTTACCTGAATCATTTGATACTGAAAATAATTTTAGAGAAGAAGAACGAAATGATGAGTTTAAAACTTTTAATGTTAGAATGTTACAATATTGGGACAAACATTTGGAGAATTATTTTCCAAAGAAGAGAGATTTACAGATTGCAGATTCAGTATTGGAATTATTTCGTAGAGCAGAATATATAGAAAATTTTAATAAGAAATCATTATATTTACTTATTAGAGAAATGACAGGTCACCCTACACATTATATAACCAAAGTTGTCAACAAAATGAAAGAAAGACAAATGGAATTATATAATGAGTATGACAAATATGGTGATATAAAAATTTAAGTATGATACAATTAGGTTTATCAGGATTTTACCATGATTCAGCTGCAACAATCGTAATAGATGGTAAAGTAATATGTGCTATTGAAGAAGAGAAACTATCTGGTGAAAAGCATGATAGTTCTTTTCCGTTTAAGGCAATCCAATGGTGTTTGGAATATACAAAAATAACAATTGATGAAATTGATATGGTTTGTTGGTATGAAAATCCAAACGATAAATATGAAAGAGTTAGACAAACTATTGGAAAATGGGGTGGTTTAAGATTTCCACAAAAATGGAGAAAATTTAATAAAAGATGGAATGAAACCGAAGGTAATTTAAAAAGATTATTAAAATCGATTGGATATGAAGGAATTATCACTTACACTCAACATCATTTATCACATTTAGCACTTTCTTATTACACATCTCCATTTGATAAATCAATAGGTTTGTCAATTGATGGTGTTGGAGAAAGACATTCGGTGTATGCTACAATGTGTGATGATAAAGGGTTTCATAAAATACAAACATTACAATTTCCACACTCATTAGGATTGATATATTCGGCATTTACTGCGTATTTAGGATTCAAACCAAACGAAGGTGAGTATAAAATAATGGGATTGGCACCATATGGTGATAAACAAAGATATCATAGTTTGTTTGATAAGGTTGCAACGATTGGTGGTGAGATTGATATTGTAAAGATGGATATGAAGTATTTTACATGGGAAACATCCGATAATGATATGTTTAACGATAAACTAATTGATTTAATTGGATTTCCTCCACGTTTTAAAGACGAACCAATCGAACAACATCATAAAGACCTTGCAGCATCACTACAAAGATGGTATGAAAGTGCATTATATTTCATCATCAATAGAGTTACAAATATATGGAATAGTGAGAATTTGGTATTGGGTGGTGGATGTGCTTACAACGGAACTGCCAATGGTAAAATAAAAACATATACATCAATTAAAAATGTTTGGATTCCATTTGCACCATCCGACGCAGGTTCTGCAATTGGTGCATGTTTATATCAACACCATATTGTATTAGGTAATCCAAAAGTAAAGGGTGGTGATAATCAATCTCCATATTTGGGAGAAGAGTGGAGTGGTCCTGAATTACTTAAGATAATTTTGCAAAAAAGAGTTAAGGGCAATGGTATTACAATGTATGAAAGTAAACAAATGTTATGTGAAGAAGTTGCAAAATTAATTAATGAGGGGAATATCATAGGTTGGTTTCAAGGTAGAACTGAATTTGGTGCAAGAGCTTTAGGTAATCGTTCTATATTAGGTAATCCACATTTGTCCAACATTAGAGATAGAATTAATAAGGTTGTCAAAAAGAGAGAAATGTTTAGACCATTTGCTCCATCAGTTACAATTGAAGATTATCAAAAGTATTTTCTATCGGAAGAAGATGTCCCCTATATGAATCAGGTTGTCAAAGTTAAAAATGGAGTAAACATTCCGTCAGTAACCCACATTGACAATTCTGCAAGGATACAGACACTTAAAAGAGAAGATAACCCACTTTACTATGACTTATTAAAGGAGTTCGAAAAACTAACAGGAACACCTATTTTGTTAAATACATCATTTAACTTAAAAGACCACACGATGACGAATGACCCCGAAAAAGCAATATGGACATTTAACAATTGTGATATGGATTATTTGGTTTTAGGTAATTATTTGATTACTAAATAATTATTAGTAGATAAACAAAAAAATATGGCAACAGAATTTCAACTATTTGATGGTAAAAATTTATCATCATTATTTAAAGATATATACGAAAACCAACAAAACAAAAAGAAAAACATTTCCGAATTAATTGAATCTTTAAGGAAATTGATTAGAAATGTTGGTGAAGCAACGGTCATAGCACCTATCATAAAAGATTTGATTGAGGTATCGGTTAAAAATGACGACCATTTAATTAAACTTGCAACTATTGCACAAAGACTTGCAGCTGCCGAAGCTAAAGGCATCGGTGAAGATGGTTGGTTAAGTGAACATGAAAAAGAACAATTACTTGCAGATATGGAAGATACGATAAATCAAGTAGAAGAAAAAAATAAAGAGAAATTAACGGATATTCAAATTGAAATTGAAGAAATTAAAACTAAATTATAATGATTGGTGAAACTTATCTAGCAACCGTATACAGAGTTTATACTGAATCGGATAAATCTATAAAAAATGATTTAGAGAAAAAATTAGTACCTGTATATAATGATAATAATGACTTTACGGATACTGATGTTAGATTTTTGGGTGCAATAGAATATAGAAGAGAAAGTTTTATCAACAAAGAAGACTATGCATTTCCATTTGACAAAAATAATATAACATATCCACTAATAGGTGAAACTGTATTGATATTAAACATTCAAAATTCACATTATTGGTTACCATATTCTGCAACACAATATCCAAATTTCAGAGAGTCATTATTGGTTTCCGAAATTGGTAGAGAAAAAAATGTATCTACTGGAAATTCTGAAAGTAAAAATAAAAACTATACGGAAACCAAAACAGGTTCCACAGGTCAGACAGGTACACCTAAAAAATCGGATGAAAAACGATATAAAATAAATGAAAAGATTAAATTCTTAAAACCAAGAAATGGAGATACTATTATAAGTGGTAGAGTTGGTAATACGATTAGATTTAGTGAATTCTTTTTAACTGAGGATGGTAAAACTTCATCTCCTGGTATTTTTATAAGAAATAAACAAAATCCACAACTTGACAATTCAAAAATAGGAACACTAATAGACGAAGATATCAATGGTGATGGTACATCCGTATATTTTACATCTAATAAAATTAAAGTACCATTTAAAGAAAACATAAATAAAACCAAAATAGCGTTTAGAGAATATCCTAATTCAGAAAAACTAACAGGTAACCAATTATTCGTAAATTCCGATAGAATAGTATTGTCTGCAAAGGCAAGTGAGTTTATTATATTTGGAAAAGGAAATACTGGAGTTATAACCGATGGTAGATATAGTATAGATTCTGCAAAAGAAATATATGCACATTCTGATAGTGATATTGTAATCCATACCAATAAAAATATAGTATTAAATAGTGATGCATCCGGAGTTGTTTATGTTGGTAAAGTTGGAAATCCAGGTGGTGCCGGTTCTGAAGTTCAAAGAATGGTACTATCAGGTGAATTGATTGATTTAATGAGTGAAATGTTGGATGCCATAAATAAAATGGTATTTGCAACAGGTGTCGGCCCAACCGGTGCAGGCCCACATAATTCGGCAATATTCACATCAATTAAACAAAGACTATCTAAGATACAATCATCTAGAAACTTTTTAAGTAAGTAATATGTGGGCAATTTTTAAATTGAATGTATTAACTGCAATGCTTACTGGTCAATTTAAAGCTGACCCTGATGCATTTGCTGAATTTTATGCAAATGAATATGATAAGGCAATTAAAAGTGGTGGAGATTTATTATACGGAGTTAATGTTATCAATGGTAATGTTAAAGGTATGGCAGATGCTATAAAAATTGCATTAAAAAAGGGAACAGATAGTGTAGGTAGTAATTTCAATGTATTACAAGAATTATATCCATCTGCATTTGATGCATACTGGTTAGGTGCAGAAATGTCACCATTGCCAAATCCTTTAATAAAACCATTAGGATGGCCATCAACTCCACCTGCACCTGGAGCTATTCAAAACATAGGGCCAGACCCAATTACGTTAACTGCAACTACTGCAGCACATAAAGCTGAAGTAGAAGCATTAAAAATTTTAGAGGACGAATTAAAAAAACAAACAATTATTTTACCATCTGTTCCACCTTTACCACCGATTACAATTCCTGTATATGAAACTGCACAAAAGATAATAAATAAAGAAGTTGTTGCACCGGATATAAAAAATAACCCAATAGTTAAGGGTGCAGTAGAAATAATAAAGAAATTAAAAGAAGCAAAAAAGAAAAAATCAGCAATTGGAAAACAAATTAAAAAGGCATTAAAATTTGAATTTCCAAAATTACCAGATAGAAAGAAAATAATAGAAGAAACTAAAGAAAAATTATTAGAACAGGCAATCGAAGAAGTTAAAAAACAAATCATTCCTCCAATTGAAGATATTATATTACAACCAATATATCAATATGTTCAAGCAGTTGTTGCAATTTTAGATTCCATTCCAAAACCAAAACCAAACTTAAAAGAAATTAAAAAATTTGTAAAAGATACAATAAATGGTTTAGTTCCTGATATAGATTTACAAATTCAATTACCGAAGCTTCCAACAAAAGAAGAATTGGAAAAACAAATTAAAGATAAAACTCCTACTGAAGAGGAGATTAGAGCATTGGCGGAAGATAAGATAAAGGGGTTAATACCAGACCCACCATTTATTAGTTTTACTCCACCAAGTTTTATTTTCAGTACAAAAACAAATGTAATGCTTGACCCATTTTTATCTTTGGCACAATTACATTTATTAAATGTGGGTGGAAATATGGTAGTTACGGCACAATATACACCTGCAACTCCACCGGCACCTGCAATTATAAATTACAATGGATATCAAGTTAAGATGGGCCCTCCTGTTCCTGATTTTCCATCTACTGTTGAATTCCCCGAAGTTGATTTAGGTAGTATAGAATTACCACAATTTCCGGAGTTACCACAATTGCCAAATATAAGTGTGACCGATTTGGCATCATTATTAATAATATCGTTGCCAAACATAGACATAAAGATGCCTGAGGTTAATGCAGACATTAAAACACCAACTATACCGAATGTTGGATAAATTATTAAATCAAATATTTATTACTAAACATATATAAACAATTATTATGAAATCAGAAATTTTACTAACTTTAATTAAAGAAGTTGTTAAAAACGAAGTTAAGCAACAAGTTAAAGAGGAAATAACTAAGCTTATCAAATCTGGTGCAGTTACATTAAACTCACAAAATAAATCAACACCATCTTTAAGAGAGATGACGGAGGTTCCAGTTGCACCTATTAAAAAACAACAATCAATTCAACAAACACAAAAACCTGCAAGGGAATTTTCAAAAGACCCAATGATAAATGAGATTTTGAATATGACACAACCATTTACTGCAGAACAAAGAAAAGAGGGAGCTCAAGCGGTTGGAAGTGTATTGGATATGATTAAACCAGAATTAAGAGTTGATGAAAGTGAGTGGGAAACAATGGATTTTAGAGAGGTAAATGTGCCATCAAATGTTCCAAATTTTGAATCAACCGGTGATGGATTACAAGATGCAACAATAAAAGCATTGACGAGAAATTATTCAGAATTAGTTAAACGATTTTAATAAATGGCAATAGAGTTAGGTAGAATTAATGTAAATGATTTATCGGAAAACGATTATAAATCATTAGGAATTGGTTTCGGTAGGAAATCTAATTCTAATGGTATATTTGCGGTTAATTACACTACTCTAACACAAGCAAAAGATAATTTAGTAAATTTAATACTAACTAAAAAAGGTGAAAGAGAAATGCAACCTGACTTTGGTTGTGATATTCATAATTTAATCTTTGAACAAATTGTTGAAGAATCTATTGCAACTGATATTGAAAATTCTATATTAGATGCAGTAAATATTTGGTTACCTTATATAAATGTAGATAATATAATATTTGATTATGATGAAAATGATATAGATGCAAATAGAATTACTTTAGAAGTAAAATTTTCATTAAAGTCAAATCCATCATTAAGTGAAACACTAAATGTTAGTATAAATAATTAATAAATGGCTATTAAACCTGTTAAAAAAAGTTGGGGAAGTGAAAAAAATATAAATTATTTAGGTAAAGATTTTAATACTTTAAAAGAAAACCTAATTGATTATACTAAAACATATTTCCCAAACACATATTCCGATTTCAACGAAGCATCACCTGGTATGGTGTTTTTGGAACAAGCTGCTGTTATAGGAGATATATTATCTTTCTATCAAGATGTTCAATTAAAAGAATCAATGTTGGCAAATGCAACGGAAAGAAAAAATGTTGTTGCATTGGCACAAACAATGGGATATAAACCAAAAACATCATCACCTGCAGTAACAATATTGACGGTATATCAATTGATTCCGTCTAAAAACTCAGGTTCAAGTGTTGTTCCAGACGAAAGTTATTGTTTGAGAATAAAAGATGGGATGGAAGTTGCATCTACCTCTAATTCAAATATAGTATTTAGAACAACAGATTCTTTGGATTTTTCAAATACAAATGATAGAGAAATTGATGTGTTTGAAAGAGATGTAACCGGCAATCCAACTTTTTATCTATTAACAAAAAGAATTAAAGCAATATCTGCACAGGAAGTAACTACTACTAAAACATTTGGAGATTCAACGGATTATCCTACAACAACATTGAGTGATACTAATATAATTGGTATAACATCGGTTGCAGACCAAGATAATTTAAAATATTACGAAGTACCTTATTTAGCACAAGAAAGTATTTTTGTTGAAAAACCAAATATCGAATCAAATAGTGACTTATATACATCATCATCAATTGTACCATATATTTTAGAAGTACAAAAAGTCCCTCGTAGATTTTCCGTTAAGGTAAATTCCGACAATACATTGGATTTAGAATTTGGAAGTGGTGATGTTAATATGAATGATGAAATCATTTTACCAAATCCAAAAAATGTAGGATTAGGATTGGCTAATTCTATTCAAAGATTAAATCAAGGAATAGACCCATCCAATTTCTTAAAAACAAATACATTTGGAATTGCACCTGTAAATAAAACATTAACTATAAAATACTTAGTTGGTGGTGGTGTAGAATCTAATGTAAATACGGGTGACTTAACTAGTATTTCTAGAATAGAATATGATGAAGATTTATTAGCTGTTGATAATGAAGTTTTATATAACTCAATGAAACAATCTGTTGCAGTTGAAAACTTAGAACCTGCAGCTGGTGGTAGAGGTGTAGAAACAATAGAAGAAATTAGACAAAATGCATTAGCTACTTTTGGTTCTCAAAATAGAGCGGTTACAAAAGAAGATTATATAGTAAGAGCTTTATCGATGCCTGAAAGATATGGTAGTGTAACTAAAGCATACGTAAGTGCCGATGGTGAAATTGATAATAACTCACCAGCATCTATTTTAGCTAATCCTAAAAACATAACTGAGTTTGTAAATTTAGTAGATAGTCTTAAAGATAGTAGTAGAGAGAATATTCAAAAAGAATTGGTTAAATATCTTACACAAAAGAAAACATCAATTTCAGAAGTAAATAATCCATTTGCAATTAATCTATACATTTTAGGATATGACTCTAATAAAAAATTAACAAACTTAAATAGAGCGGTTAAAGAGAACTTAAAAACTTACATTTCCGAATATAGAATGTTAACAGATGGTGTTAATATCATAGACGGATTTATTATAAACATTGGAGTAGATTTTGAAATAATATGTTATTCAAACTATAATAAAAGAGAAGTTGTAACAAATTGTTTAACCGAATTACAAGAATACTTTAATATTGATAATTGGACATTTAACAAACCAATCAATATTTCAGAAATAGAATTGATACTTGCAAATGTAGATGGAGTAATGAGTGTACCATCCGTAAAACTTTCAAACTTATGTGGTGGTGATGGAAATTACTCACCAAATAGATACAACATAGATGAGGCAACTAAAGGTAAGATTGTATATCCATCATTAGACCCATCAATATTTGAAGTTAAATATCCAACAAAAGACATAAAAGGGAGGGCTTTATAATGCATAAATTTTATACATCATCATACGATGCAAGTATTTACTTACAACAACCAGACCAAAATGCTGGTAGGGATGAGATTTTAGAAATAGGTAAACTTTATTATGGAGCATCTAAAGATGTGAATAGAAGTTTAATTAAATTTGATATTGACTCAATTGAAACTGGTAGTGGATGGAAAGCTTTCTTAAATTTAAAATCTGCTAATGCAGAAGAAATTCCGTTGGAATACACAATTTATGCAAATGCCATTTCTCAAAGTTGGACAATGGGTACGGGTACCAAATTTGATAACATAACATCGGATGGTGTTAGTTGGAAATATAGAAATGGAATCGATAGTTGGCAGGATAATGTGATTGCAGGTACTGCGGTATTTGCAACTGGAACTACCGGTTCTGCAAATGCAGAAGGTGGTACTTGGTATACTGCATCTATGGCATCTCAATCATTTAACAATGAACCTGATGATGTTAGGATGGATGTGACCAATATAATTAAGTTGTGGATTAGTGGGTCTATACCAAATAATGGGTTTATTATACACCACAGTTTGGAAAATGAAGCAAATACATTAGATTATGGTTTATTAAAGTTTTTTTCAAAAGAAACCAATACAATATATGAACCTAAATTAGAAATAGTTTATAATGATTTTTCTTTTAATACAGGAAGTTTAGAACCTGTGGTGGGTTCATTGTATGATGATAATTATAAAGTTATTATTACTAATTTAAAAAACAAATATTTTAAAAATAGTAAAAATAGAATTAGATTAAAAGGTAGAGAATCATATCCATCAAAATCATTTGGAACAACATTTTCATACGAACAAATTAAATATTTACCAGTTTCTACTTATTATCAATTAGAAGATTATATTACAGGTGAAATAATATTCCCGTTTGGTGATTATACTAAAGTAAGTTGTGATTCTACATCAAATTATTTTGATATGGATTTACATTCTATTGCACCTGATAGAGTTTATAAGTTAAAAATAAAAATAGAGGAAAGTGGGATATCGACTATTATAGACGATAAAATGATATTTGAAATAATTGAATAATATGACATCAGTAGAATCTATAAACGAAAAAATACAACAAATTAAATCAGAATCACTTGAGAAAATATTAAGTGTGTCAGGCTCTGCTGCCATTTCAAGAAACGAATATGGGATAAATGTTGTTGATTCCAATAATGTTGCATCATCATTGGTTTTCAAAGGTTTAACAAAAGATAAATACGACAATGAAGAATTAGTAAAGGCGGTTGATGTTGAAGTTAAAGAATTATTACCAAATATACCTACTGCCAATTTAGATTTAGTTCCAAGACCATTATACACCGAACAGGTTAATTTGGTTGAAGATTTAAGAAAGCAAGTGCAAAGATTAACACTAACAATTGCCGATTTAAATACTCAGATAACAACTCTACAAGCACAAGTTCAAACTGAAATAAATAATAGATTAAGTATTGAACAAACAAATGATTTATTGGTTAACCAAATTGAAACTTTAAATGCAACCATAGAAGATTTTACAAGTCAAATTTCTACATCATTACAAAAGTCGGTTGATGAAAGCATTTTGAGAGCATCGTTACAATCACAAAAGACAGGATTTAAAGCACAGATTGAAGCATTAATTCAACAAATAAATTCATTAAATGCAATCATTGAAGGTTTACAAGCTCAATTGGGTGCAGTAAGACAACAAAAAGATTTAGAAGCTACTGCACAAAGTCAAGGTGGTGCTATTATCAATAAAATAGTAACCGCAAACTTCTCAGCAAAAGGTTCGGCAAATGACCCGGTAATGGCTTATAAAATTAAGAATGCAAGAGATAGAGCAAAAGAATGGGTATATGGTAGAAATTTAAAATTAATAAATAATGATTTAGAACCAGTAACTGTTACTTTAACTACAAAATTCAGAACGGAAACCCTTACATCCCTATTTTCTACAGCTGTGAAGGAACAAGCTTGGTTTAAATCTCCAAAAGAATCATTTAAAATAACTGCAGGTTCAACGGAAGAAATAACTTTTATAGAAACTCCTGAAAAACTTTTAATTGATAAAAGAGGTAATACTGAATTCTTTGATGGTGTACTTAATATAAAGGTGACTAGAGCGGATGGTACTTCGGATTCAAAAGATTTTAAAACTCGATTAAAAGTTGCACATCCTAAATCGTATGAAGGTTTTTAAATTTAAATAGATTATGAGTATTACAAAATATACAAATATTGATTCAATCAATAATAACTCAACAAACGAGGGAAAGTTTATTGATGATAAAGACTTATTTATATTATCCAAAAATGAAATAGAGAAATCTGATTTTGGTAATAGTAGATATGATGTTATGGAAGTATCGGTTTATGATATTAACAATAATTTGTTACCACATAAGTCGGGGAATAATGTTGCATATATTAAAAAAGGTGACATTCAAAAATATCTTTATAATATTACAAATAAAGGTGGCCAAAAAGAGTTAGCAATTGATATTGAAAAATTATTGAATGCATTGGGATTTAAAAATGGAATTCTTAAAGTTAATATAAACTTTGTAAAACAAAAAGTTGGTAGTGAAAACGAATTGACAAAAGTTTGGATACAAGAAGTTTCACCATCCAGAAATGAGATAAGAATTTTACCTTTAAAAACTAAAGATTCTAATATCAATTCAATAACTAATAGACAATTTAAAAATCTTAAAAGTTTAAATAAAGATTTTTTATATTATAAAACTTCTATATTAGATTCTTTAAATGCATATGAAAATTCTTTTTTAACTAAAATAGATTCATACTTAGAAACTAAATTTGGTAAAGATTTTTTTGCAATTTTAAGAAAAGACTTTGGATTAACTAAATTTGATACTTTTAGAACAAAAATATTTGAAGATTTTAAATTATCAGTTGGATACTATTTAACTAACAAATATTATATTATTGGGGAATCTACTTTCGGTAAACAATCTGAAACTAGATTTGATGATTTTGAAGTATATGATTACAATGTGATGTTGTCTGAAATTCAAAAGATTTTAAATAATTGTATTGACATTAATTCAAAAGTATTGAAAAGACGAAGTGTTGAAGTAAAACAATTACCAAAAGAATTTGCAATTACAGAATTAAGAAAACAAATACAAAACAATTTAGAAGCTTTTTCCACATTTACAGAAACCAAAGTAAATGTTTATTCACCAACAGGTTCAGTTGCAGTATTTGATGATTCTAATTTGGGAATATCATATCCGGTAAAAGGTACATTACTTTCAACATTGTGTAAAGGATATGACCAATATGGAAAATATGCAGATGGTAGTGGTGGTTCATATGAATCATTGATTGCATCAAATTCACCAACATGTGGATATGTTGCACCAGGTGGTGGAACTGGTAGTGGCGGTGGCAACTCAGGAGGAGGTGGAAATCCATTTGACGACCCGAATGATGGCAGAGAAAGAACAGATGGTGGAATGGGTAGAGTAGAAAATATTAGATAATAAAATATTTATAAAAAACAATAAATGGTAGAAAGTAAAGAAGATATAGAATTGGGATATGGTGGTATAAATACCGGTGGTGAGATTGGTTTTGTTCCACTACCATCTGGTAGTACACCGGCAAACGAACCATTGACTGCAGATTATTTAGTTAATTATGAGATTGTATTTGCATCTAATTTACAAAATGAAGTTGGTGATTTATTAAAATTAAAATATGAAATAGTTTCTGGTGATACTATAATATCTACCGATACTATAAGTTTGGCTGACTATAATACGGATGGTAAAAATACATTAAAATCAAATCTTACAAATTCAACTTTACGAATTTATGTAGAAGGAACACTTCCGACTAATTATAAAATTTTAAAAATATTTTATGCAAACAGACAAGTTGCAGAAAAAAATTCAAAAGATGTTTCGAAGTGGACAGTTGGTGACAAATTCATATCAATACCAGCTACTGAATTACTAACAGGTGGATTTGCGGTATCGGTTGTAATGGAAAAGAGAATATTATCCGAACAACCAATCGTATCTATTACAAGTACAAAATACGACTATAATGTAAAAGATTCCGATTTAGATACAATAGTTAATATACCATTTAACTCATCTAATGCCGATTTTGTTGATTTTTATTTAAATACGAATAGTAAAATAAGAATTCCTGCAACTAATGGATTTATTGACCTATCATTCAAAAAAGATTTTGCAGGTGTATATGGTAGTAAAAAATTAATAGTAGTCCCATATAGTGATGCATATGGTACAGGAAATAAAACGGATATCATTGTTAATTTTAATAGTGTAAATGATTTTCCATCAATTACTCAAATTATATTTCCTAATAGTATAGATGTTCCTTCATTTTCAGATTTTAATTTGGAATATGATGTAGAATGGAATTCGTTTGCAGCTTCATCGGTTGATATTGATTTAATTGCAAAGGACAAAAGTAGAATTAAATTATTTAAGTCATTACCTGCAAATGGTAAAGTTAAAATAAATTTAAAAAATTTAACTACTAAATTTCCAACATGGGCTGGTAGTGATAATGTAACCTTTATCGTAAAACCATATAATAGAAGTGGTGCAGTTGAATTAGTTGGTAATGAATATGAAATAAAAACATCATTATTATTATCAAGTATAAGATTAGATGAAGATATACTTAAAAAGACTTTATTTGATGCATTTGTTGAAAATGTAAAATTCACAGAACCAGAAAAGGAAAGTAAATATTTAACTCATCTTGCAAACTTTGGTAATGATGAACAAATAATAATTTCATCATGGGAAGAGGATAATTTTACATTATCTGATAAGGGAGAGGATGCTTTAGGAAATACAATTGTTACTAAAGAGGTTGAGTCTTTAATATTAAAATTGTATTCACCACTTCCTGCAAATATAACGGAAAATTCAACTCTTTGGATTACTAAATTATTAACAAATCCATTGATTGAGACGGTAGTTTTATCGGAACAATCGAATTTAATATGTCCACCATTAAAGGGGCCCAATTTTGATATAGACATAGATTTTACAAAAGGTAAATCTACTAACTACGAATCGTTGGATGAATTGATACTAAGTGCATCGGTTTCATCATCAAGTGGATTGGTTTCACAATATTTGAGTTCATCATTAGTAAGTACGGATGGTTTAAACATTGAGTACTACATAAGTGGGTCTGATAATTACGAGTGGCCTAATTTTGTACATTTTAGTTCTGCAAAAGAAAGAGTTGATAATTTTGTATATAAAGTACAATTGATTGAGGGATATGAACATCTAATATTAAGTTCATCAACAGATGTTGCAAATTTTACGACATCATCATCCGCGTATACATCATCAATATCATCCATTCAGGATGTTGAAAGAAATAGAATAAAGAAAGAACAAATTATACAAGGATTTGATGGATTTGATATGTTCTTATATACATCATCGTCAATGTCTTGGCCATATTCGGGTGATAATAGACTACCAAGTAGTGATACTATTGTTACACAATGGTATAATAACATAATAGATTTAGCTACCGATTATGATTTAGAAAATAGAGATAATGTAATAAATAATATACCACAACATATTGTAAATAATACTGAAAATGAAGATGTTTTATTATTTTTATCAATGATAGGACACCACTTTGATAATATATACTTTCATACAAAGGCAATAGAAAGAAGTAGAGGTTTGGGGTATAAATCAAAAAATGTTTCGGATAAGTTATTATTTGACATATTGAAATCATTTAATTGGGATGCTAAAAACTTAGCTGCAGATTCACAACTTTGGAATTATGTATTTGGTATGGATTCCGATGGTAAAATAAAAGAAACAAATCCGGCTAAACAAAGAACATACGAAGTTTGGAGAAGAATTGCAAATAACATACCATATTTACTAAAACACAAAGGTACACGAAGAGGTGTTTATGCATTATTAGCATGTTATGGGGTACCTGCATCAAATCTTTCAATTTTAGAGTTTGGTGGTCCTGAAGTTACTGATACGAATAAAACTAAATTTGAATTTGAAAATATAACTACTGCATTAAAAATGGTTAGTGGTTCATATATTCAATTAAATTGGCAAAATACGGAAAAAAATAGAAAACCAGATACAATTGAATTATTTGTAAAACCTGCATATAGTGGTGATTTTACTCTAATATCCGGAAGTAATTGGAATGTTAAATTAAGTGGTTCAGCTGATTCTAAATTTGGTAATGTAATTCTTAATATTGCATCACAATCTGTATCATCAAGTTTATTACCTATTTTTAACGATTCATTTTTTGGTGTTGAAATTAGTAGATTAACTGGAAGTGGTAGTGATGTCACTATGTCTTTAAATTTAAGACAGGCAGATAAAGAAAAAACTATATTTCAATCAACATCTATTTTATCATTAACATCATCAAATTGGGAAAGTGGTTCAACTATTAGATTGGGTGGAAATTATAATGGTAGTGTAGATGAGTTTCGTTTGTGGTCAACTCCATTAGATAAAGAAAGATTCTTTGAACACGTTTCTTTTCCAGAAATGATTAACGGAAACCATACATCCGCATCTACTGATGATTTATATTTTAGATTAGATTTTGAATATCCTAAAAATTTGGCAACATATACAACTTTGCCAAATGTGGATACAAATATATACTTTGAGAGTGGATTGACTAGAAATGACTATGAAAATGGTACAACCTCTTCATTGTATTCAATGAATGTGCAACCACTATTATCAGCTTCAGTTGGTGGATTTACATCTATATCAACATATCCACATCAATTTGAAGCAATAGATAGAACCGTTGTATTGGAAATTCCAGATGCAGGTTCTACTAGATATTCTACAAATAAAGTTAGATTTGAGTCACAAGAATTGGTGTCCGATTTATCTTCAAAAAGTAGAGCAACTAAAAAATCATTTGACCAAGCACCAACGGATTCCAATAGAGTTGGTTTATTTTTCTCTCCTACAAAAGAGTTAAATATTGATATTGCAAAATCTTTGGGTGGATTAAATTTGGATAACTATATAGGAGACCCATCGGATAGATATAGGTCAAATTATAAGAGATTAGATGAATTAAGACATTATTATTTCCAAAGATATGATAATAGAGACATTTATGCATATATCAACTTAATCAAACTATATGAAAAATCTATGTTTGGGGATATTAAAAAAATGTTACCTGCAAGAGTTAAAGCTACTACGGGTTTATTAATCGAACCTCATATTTTAGAAAGAAGTAAGATTGTACAAAAGAAACCAACAAGTGACGAATATCAACAAGATGTAACGATACATTATCAAGATACAACTATATTGAGTGGTGATAACACACAATACGAAAGTATAGTTGATGCAAATCTTTCGGAAAATGTAATTGCTGAAAATAATCAATACGATAGTGTAGTGGATGCAAATCTTTCTGAAAATTTAATATCCGATTCATATCAATACGATAGTTTAATTGATAACAATGATACTACTATTACAAATGCCGATTCTTATCAAAAAGAAGTAAATATAGATGCTGGATTAGATGAACCAACAATTACAACAGAATTTAATTTAGGAATTGAGACATATGGACAAACTGCATATGAAATGATTGGATTTGGTATTTATGCACAGGATGGTAATGCAATTAGAACTTATTTTGACAAAGATAATAGGAGAGTAACGGAAAGAATTAGAGTTCAATTAATTACTGAAGAGAAGGAAAGAATGGTTACGAAATTTGCAGTAACGGCATCTGCAAATGGTTTGGGTGACCCTAGAGGTGGATATATTTCAGATATTCAAACTTATACCGAAACTAAATTGAATATACAACCATTTAGTGGTTCAACTATTCCTAATGTACAAGGTAATATAATTGCAGTAAAACCTGTGAGTGGATATTTACCAACACATTATAGAAATACATCGGATTTGACAAAAGGATTGCAAAATAGTTTCTTTAAGGGTTCAAAAAATACTGCAGCAACTACTTTGGATGGTGCACCACCGGTTGAAATATTTGTATCTAATCCAAATACATTAACTGTAAATAGAACGGGTAGAAATACTTCTGAACCAATTTTGGAAGTAGAATAACGAAATTTTAAAATAATTATATTTATAAACAAAGATAATATTATACTATGGGATATTTAAGTAACACAGAATTAACTGTTGACGCAATTCTTACCAAAAAAGGTAGAGAGAAATTAGCTGCGGGTCAAGGTTTAAACATCACTCAATTTGCATTAGCAGATGATGAGATTGATTACACATTATACGAACCAGCTCACCCATTGGGTTCGGCTTACTATGATGCAGCTATTAAAAACATGCCTGTATTAGAAGCTAATCCAGATGAGACTCAAGTAATGAAGTATAAGTTAGTAACTTTACCAAAAAACACAACTAGAATTCCAGTTGTAGAATTTGGTGTTCCTAATGTATCTGTTAATCAAAGAAGTGGTGAGGTTGCATTATCTCCAACTACATCTCCTGCAGGAAATAGAAGTTTAGGATATACAATTGTATTATCTAACAAAAATGCTGGTGATATTATCGGTGAAGGTGTAACATCAGAAATTGGTTCAGTTCCAGTATTTATCGGAGACGATGTATCTGCAACTGCAGCAATCGCTAAAGGATTAACTTTCAAATTTATTCCAAACCCATCATTAACTTCGACTATCAAAACTACAATTACAGTTTATGGTAACGAAACGGGTGGTTCACAAACAATTCCAGTAACAGTAACTTACGTTCAATAATAAAATACTATGGCAGTAATAAGAGACAGCAGAGGGAGCCTTTTAGCAAGTAATATATCAAATTACTTAGCCGGTGCAGCAAACACCGCAGGAACTCCAGTAGATACTAACGAATTAGTTAGAATCGTAAACCAATTTTTAGGAACTGGTGAACAAATCAGTTCGGATATCACTACAATTACAAATGGTATCTACAAAAAATTTGGTACAATTGACAAAGTAACTAACCGAACCGAAATCGTAACTTCTGGAATATGGAGTGGTGATACGGGAAGTTTAACAGCATTTTTCACATCATCTGAACAACAATCGGGTGTTAGTGGTAAATATTATTTAGATGTTTATAATATTGCAACATCTTCTACTGCAGCTGAGGTTCAATTCTCAATTGCGTATGGTGATGTGAATGGATATGGTGCACCTACATTACAACAAACTGATTCATCAAATTTACCAACAAAGGCAACTTATAATCAATTTAAGAATGTTTTATTGGATAGTTCTGATGCATTCTTTAGTGTTTATACAGGTTCAACTGCAGGCGGACACAACCTAGAAAATTTCTATGTAATCAATGTAAACAGAGCTAGATACAAAGAAAGATTGGACCCAGGTAATTTTTCAATAGAATTATCAGGTTCAAAGGGTTCTTTGACACTTATTGATGATAGTGGTGGTTCTGATGAAAATGTAACAACTGCAGGTAGAGTTTATAATGTAGTAGAAGGAACTTTAAATATAGGTTCTGCATTAACTTCAAGTATTACATCTTATTCGGATATAACTTCAAGTCAAGGGTATGGTTTATTCTATCCTGATATGGGAATTATATTATTAAACCCAACTGCATTAAAAAATAGAGTTGATGTAAAATTAGCACCAGCTAATTCATCAATAACAAATATTTATCATCAAAATAATGGAGCAAACTCTGGTTCAGTTGCATTATTAAATTCAATTAGTGCAGGTGCAGATTTCCAAATGAGAAGAACTGAGAATGTTTCTACATCTCATTACTTCGTAAGAGCAAACAATAGAGAATTCAACTTCTCAAATAACCCAACATTCGTAACTGGATTGGTAGGTGAATTTGTTCAACCACTATTTGAAAGAGACCCTAAAGTATACATTACAACCGTTGGTCTTTATGATGATGCAAATGAATTATTAGCAGTAGCTAAAGTTTCTAAACCAATTGAGAAATCATTTGATAAGGAGATTGCAATCAAAGTTAAATTAGACTTCTAATCGGAGAATATATTAAATAATGTTAAACCCCCAGTTTTGGGGGTTTTTCATTAAAAGAATATTTATATACGATATGTTAAAAAGAATACCAAAATCGGATATTAGTATAAGGCCGTTTAAGGCTTATAAAGAGTGGAACGAAGCTTCAGCTGAAGTTTCTGTTTTAGTTGCGGAAGAGGGGAGTTATTCAGATACACAAATGATTGATATAAATGTAGGTCATTTAAGTGGTTCTACTTATAATAAACACTCTGTATATGGTCAAATAAAATCTGCATTTTATAATGGTAGAGAAGATAATCCAATTCAAAGATATGGTATAAAAACTAATGGATTTACTATATTTACCAAAGCAAAAGAAAGGTATTTAAGTGGTAGTGCAACAGTTATATCAATTCCAGAAAAATGTGTTGGTGAAGGAATTAAAAAAGGCTCTGTTATATTGGCAGATGATACAACCACATATTCGGATGATGGGTTTGGTAATTTATCTGGTAATAGGATTGATGTTGAATTAGAAGTTGTAAATTTTGACAATGAACAAATAACAATACAAGATTTAACCAATGTCATAATTTCTTTTAAAATAATTCAATTAAATTTAGAAACGAATGTATTGATAGTTGAATACAATTCTACACAATATACATTACAATTAATAAAAATAGATTTCGAAAATGATATATTAGAGGTGGATGAAATTCCGTTTTTAAATGGTATTATAAATCTATTGGGTAATATATTTTATGCACAAGGACTAATTGTATTAACAGAAGCTCAAAACTTTAATACATCAAGTTTTAATTTGTATTATAAATCAACTGAGACGATATATGAACATGAATATCTTTTAATAGTAAATGAAGATGAATTTAATGTTTCACAAAATCCGTCTGCAGTGGTTGAAATTGGTAGAGAAACGGAAACTATTTTGAATACTGATAATAAATTAAACAGAGTAACGACTAATCCTGGAGTTAAATATATTCGTAAAAAATCTATATTAGAAACTGGTGATAGTTTGGATTATCGATTCATATCACAAGTAAGTTCAAGTGTAAAAGCAGGATTTGAACACTATGATTTAAGTGGGTCGGTAGATAGTACGGGGTCATTTTTAACTCCATTTATTACAACAATTGGTTTATATGATGATAATTGTGATTTAGTTGCAGTAGCAAAATTACCACAACCAATTAAGTCCGAACCAGATATTCCTGTAAATTTTATCATAAGGTTTGACACATAATATGAAAGCGGCTATTTTAATTTATGGAATGTATCGAGAATTTGATAATTGTATAGATAAGTGGGTTGATATTGAAAAGTATTATGAATGTGATTATTATTTTTCCACTTGGGATAAATCAAAACAAAAATATTCAAATAGTGATTTAATTAAAGAGTTTGATGTTACACCCAATATGATAACCGATTATTTGCCAAATTGTGTTTATGATATTTTAAACGAAGATTTGATATTTCCAATAAAACCAGAATATCCAAATTCCAATCAGTTATTTTTTCATTGGAAAAATTTATATAGATTGATGTTAGAGTCAAATAAAGATTATGATGTAGTTATTTTGATGAGAAGTGATTCGGTATTATCAATAAATGAATTAGTTGATATAGATGTTTATGAATGGATAAAGGAACATCCGGATAATTTATTTGGGAGAGACATTAAAATAATTGAAGTAAATCCATATAAATTTATATGTGAAGATTCTATGTTTATGGGAAGTGTAGATGTGATGAGTAAGTGGATTAGTATGATTCCAGATGTAACGGATATATCTTTAAAAATACATAGTCATTTTTGGTTAGCTGAAACTTTTTTGTCTTTAAATTTAATTCCAAATTCACATTTCCCTTTTACGGCTGGATATCTCAGGCCTAAATTATAACTTTTTAATATTTAACATATATTTATAAGTAAAATAAAAGATTATGTCTAAAATATTAGATTTATACAATGCAGGTCAGAAAGAGTTAGGAGTTGATAAAATTTCTAAAGCTGCATATGAAAATGCAAAAACCCCATATACTACAAACGATTTCCAAAAAGCAGATGAGAAAGTATTAGATGCTGCTAAATTAAAAGTTGGTAGAAACGGAGATGTGAATGAGAGAAAATACTCAGCTGTTGTTTCAGCTATGAAAAATAAATAATTTTAATGGCTAAAAAAGTTACAAAAAAGAACAATCCAAAGTGGGTTGCAAAAAAGTATGGATTTAAGTCTGGTTTAGAGGAATCCATTTCAATTCAAATAGAAAGTAAAGGTATTCCGGTTGAATATGAAACCGAAAAGGTTGAGTATATCATACCGGCATCGGCCCATAATTATCATCCTGATTTCAAATTACCCAATGGTATTAGAGTTGAAACCAAAGGTAGATTTGTTGCAGCAGACCGTAAGAAACACCAATTAGTAAAGGAACAAAATCCTAATTTGGATATTCGTTTTGTATTTTCGAATTCAAAGAACAAAATCAGCAAAAACTCTAAAACTACCTACGGAATGTGGTGTGAAAAGAACGGATTTAAGTATGCCGACAAATTCATCCCAGAAGAGTGGTTTTTAGAGGAAAATAGACCATAAATTATTTGGTAATATCAAATATTTGTCCTATATTTAGGGGGTGTTGAAGCAAAATGATAAGAATATAGTCGTATCTACTCTAACCGGTGTGTTAGGTAGTCACCTCACTCTAAAAGGGAATGAGTTGGCATTTTACTGTCCTTTTTGCAATCACCACAAACAAAAACTACAAGTTAATACGGAAACTCAAAAATGGCATTGTTGGACTTGTAATAGTGGTGGTAAAAAATTGACCTCATTATTAAAGAAGTTGGATGTTGATAGAAAGACTATTTCAATTATTAGAGAAATCTACGGAGATAGTAATTATAACCCACAATTAGAGGATGTTGATACAAAGGTGTTCATTTCTCTACCAAAAGAATTTATTAGTCTTAGTGAGGTTCCTAAAGGGTTTAATCCTGAATATAAGAATGCATTACATTACCTTACTCAAAGAGGTATTACGGAAAAAGATATAGTCAAATATAATATAGGATATTGTAAAGAAGGATTATATGGACAAAGAGTAATTATACCATCATATAATTCCGATGGTACATTAAATTACTTTGTTTCTCGTTCGTATTATCCGGACAATAAAATGAAATACAAAAATCCTCCAATCAGCAAAAATGTAATATGTTTTGACTCCCAAGTAAATTGGAACGAACCTATTATATTATGTGAGGGTGTATTTGATGCAATCACAATTAAAAGAAATGCAATTCCATTATTGGGTAAATTTCCATCAAGAATATTGGTTGAAAAAATCTTTATGAGTGGAATTACCGATATTATTATTTCATTGGACAACGATGCAATTAATGAGGCACTTAAAGCTGCCGAATATTTTAGAAAACAAGGTATTCATGTAAAAATGATGTATCTTAAAGATAAAGATGCCGCCGATATGGGGTATGAAAAGTTCTACGAAGAGTTAAAGGAAGCTAAAGAGTTTTCATCGGAAGAATTATTATTGAACAAAATAAATTCATTATGAGTTTAAAGAAAATTTATCATATAGCGGATGTTCATATCCGTAATGTGAAAAGACACAAAGAGTATAGACAGGTATTTGAATTGATGTTTGAGGAAATCCGTAAAAGAGGAACCGAAGACGCAATTATATATTTAGCAGGTGATATTGCCCACGCTAAATTAGAAATGTCACCAGAATTAGTCAACGAAATAAGTTGGTTATTCAAAGAGTGTGCTAAAACTTGTCCTACAATTCTTATTACAGGAAATCACGATTGTAATATGAACAATATGGATAGAATGGATGTTCTTACTCCTATTGTAGATGCATTAGAATTAGAAAACTTTTATTACCTAAAAGATACACAGGTATTTTCTATTGGTGGTGTTGATTTTTCGGTATTTTCAATTTTGGATAACAAAGACAATTGGATTACTGCTGATAAATTAGTTGGTGATAAAAAAATTGCATTATTTCACGGACCTGTTGATAATTCTCAAACTGATATAGGTTATGTAGTAAGTAGTAGACATTTTACAACGGATATATTTGATGGATTTGATTTAGCCTTATTGGGTGATATTCATAAACGACAAGAGATGATTTCTCCAAAAGGTTGTAAAGTAGTTTATGCAGGTTCATTGGTTCAACAAAACTTTGGTGAAACATTGGGTAGACATGGTTTTTTAGCATGGGATTTAGACACAATGACTTACGAAGAAATTGATTTACCAAATGATTATGGTTATTATACAATGGATATCGACAATGGTAAAGTTCCAGTTGTAAATGATATGCCAAAACATCCTCGTTTAAGAGTAAGATTGTCAAATACCGATACTGCCGATACTAAAAAAGTAATTGCAGAAATCAAAATGAAATATGGTGTTGAGGATTTTACAATTATTAGAACGGACTCATTATCAAAAAAGAAAACAGGAGATAGACAAAATAAATTAGACTTTGAAGATATTTCCGACATCAATTATCAAAACTCTTTAATCAATGAGTATGTAGAAAGAATGATGCCATTTGTTGATAAGAAAGATTTAGCACAATTAGAAAATATTAACAGAGATGTAAATAGTAGAATTGTACATGAAGATACGTTAAGAAACATTATGTGGAAACCAATTAGATTTGAGTTTTCTAATATGTTTAGTTATGGTGAAGATAATAAAATTGATTTTAGTAAGTTAAATGGATTGATGGGATTGTTTGCACCTAATGCACAAGGTAAGTCATCTATCTTTGATGCTATTTCATTTTGTCTTTATGATAAAAGTAGTAGAGCATTCAAAGCAGCTAATATCTTAAACAATCGTAAGACTGATTTTAGATGTTATTTGAATTTCCAAGTTAATGGAGTGGATTACTTTATTGAAAGAACTGCTAAAACAATTAACAAAGGTAAGAATGTAAAGGTTGATGTAAACTTTTGGTATATTGACATGGGTGGTGAGAAGGTGTCCCTAAACGGAACCGAAAGGAGAGATACAAATCAAGTCATTGAACAATATGTTGGTAAGTATGAAGATTTCGTATTGACTACATTATCTTTACAAGGTAATAACTCTATATTCATTGATAAGTCACAAAGTGAAAGAAAAGATTTACTTGCTCAATTTATGGGATTAAATGTTTTTGATAAATTATACGATACAGCAATTGAGGATATCAAAGAAGTTTCAGTATTGATTAAGAACTTTAAGAAAACCGACTTTACAACGGAACTTGCAAATAATGCAAATATCTTAAAAGAAACAAAGGTTGAATTAAAAGAATTAGAAACCGAATTGGCTAGATTAAATGGTGACAAAGGTGGATTAGATAGTGTTATATTGGAATTAAGTAGAAATCTTACTCCAATTGATTCTAATTTGGACTTACCTATTTTGAAAGAAAAAAGAAAGGGTTTGAGTGAAGATATTCAAAACAATACAACTTTAATTGGTACAAAAGAAACATTCATTAAAATATTAGAAGGAAAAATTGAAGAAATTTCACAATCAATAGAAGATAAAAAATTATTTGGTAGTATTGATATTGAAACGGCATATTCAAATTATCAACGAGAAGAAAAAGCATTAATAGAAGCAACTAAAACTTATGATATTGCAAAATTGCATGTAAGTTCCGCAGAAGAAACGATTACACATTTGGATAATCATAAATACGACCCAAATTGTGAATTTTGTTGTGATAATACTTTTGTAAAAGATGCAATGAGAGTAAAAGAATTATTACCTCAATTAAAAGAAATACTTAGAGAAGCCTTAGTTGATTGTACCAGTATTCAACAAACCATAGATACGATGGAAGGTGTTGAGGAACAATATAATGAATTGACCGACTTAAAAATAAAACTTGGACAATCCAAAGGCATCTTAAAGACGGCCGAAGCTGAATTATCTGGTTTAGAAACAAAAGAAGAATTATTACAACATCAATTGGATAAAGTTGAAGAAGATATTGAAAAGTATTATGAAAACGAAGAAACAATTCAAAGTAATAAAGAGTTAGAAAAACAAATTAAAGAATTAGAAGTAGAGAAAAAGAAAATTGAGTCGGACATCAAAGATATCAGTAAACAAATATCATTTAAGAATGGTTCTATTTCATCATTAGAGACCTATATAGGAGGTATTAAACAAAAGATGAATGATGTTAAGGACTTAGAAGAAAAGAACAGATTATACACCTATTATTTGGATGCCGTAAAGAGAGATGGTATTCCTTATGAGTTAATTAGTAAAGCACTTCCAGTAATTGAGAATGAAATTAATAATATTTTAGGACAGGTTGTAGATTTTGGTATTACAATGGAAATGGACGGCAAGTCAATCAATGCAAAGATTGTTTACGAAGACCAGGAATGGCCGTTGGAGATGTGTAGTGGTATGGAGAAGTTTGTTAGTGGACTTGCTATTAGAGTTGCACTTATTAATGTATGTAACCTACCTCGTCCAAATTTCTTAGTAGTAGATGAAGGATTTGGAACATTAGATGCAGACAATTTATCATCTTTATTTATGATGATGCAATATCTTAAAACTCAATTTGATTTTATATGGATGATTTCTCACTTAGAACAAATGAGAGACATCGTAGACGGATTGATTGAAATAAAAAAAGAAAATGGATTTAGTAAGATTGATTTCTAAGAACTACCTTATCAGCCTTCAACACACTTGATTGTGGTTTTGAGACACCAATGTGTTTCTTAATTAGATTTTCAACTAGACTACCCATTTTAAACCCGTGTTCTTCACAATATTCTTTGAGAAGTTCATGGGTTTCTTTTTTGATTTGTAACATTGCGTATTTCATAACTTATTTAGTTTTCTTTAGTTTTTTAAAGACTTTATTAGTTTTCTTTATATAAATATGAGATAATAATTTTTTTGGAGATATTTATTTAAAAAGATTAAATGGCTGTTATAAAGAAAACATTATTCCCAAAGAATTTAGATAAGTACGCTATATTAGTAAACGATACTCAATCGGATAGTAAATATTTTAAAATAACCGAACTACCTGACACATTTACAGGTGGAAAAAATGCATTCTTAATCGCAGGTTCGGAATATTTGGTTCCGGATACTAAAATACAGATTGAATTAAAAGATTCTGCCGGAAATGTTATCTATCACGAACCTGGTGAGGGTTTGATTTCTTCATCATTAGGTGGTGAACCATTTATTGCAGAATATTATGAAGGTGTTTCTAAAGTAGTTGCAGTATATGTTTATCCGGATACTGCATATGGCCCTTGTACACTTACTATATTGGGTGAATTAAGTGAATATCAAGATTCAAATGGTCTTACACTTCCTGTGCCGTTGGATTGGGAAAATAAGTATAATGTAAAATGGCAAAAGCAAATTGATGTAAACCCATCTCTTGCAAATACCACTAAGATTAGATTTTATAAAAGGCCTACCGTAAGTATTACTGAATTATTAGAACCAATTTATAGAATAGATAGTGGTTCAAAAATAAATTCAGGAATAAGTCAATCATTTGCAGATATTAAGTTATCAAATTTAGAAACATTTGCCGGAGATGTAAAAAGAGTAAAAGTATTTAGAACTTCATTGGGTGATATATCCGATTTTAGTTTGATACAAGATATATTAGTTGAATCAAAAGAATTATTAACTACATTTGGACTATCGGGAAGTGTCGTAGGAAATACAGGAACATTTACATCAGAAACACTTAAAAATTATTGGAATACTGGTTCATTGAATACACAATTATCAAATAATAGAGTTGAGAGTGGTATAAAGATGACTGGTAACGGAAAATTAACATATACCTCATCTTTAGATATAAAAAGTGCAAATACATATGAATTAAATTTAGATGCATTTTATTCAGCATCCACATCTAGTAATTTGGGGATATATTTGAGTTATGTTTCTCAGTCTACAACATTTACAAGTAGTCTTGCAACTTTAGTAGGAACACAACCAACTAAAAATTTATTAGATACGGTAATACCATTTAAAATAGATAGAGATTATCCAACTGCATCTTTGTATTTTTCACAATCTCAAGGTGAATGGCATTTAGGAAATATTAGTTTGAGATTATCACAAGATACAGCTTTTTCTCCTGATGAGGTTTCTTTTATAACTACAATGCCTACTTCAATTGGTAATGAAGATTATAATTTTAAGTTTGAATTTTACGATGTTAATAATAACTATGTACCTGTGTTTGTTACTCAAAGTGCAAATTTTACAGGAGGTAATTTAAATAGAGTAGCAAAAACATTAACATTTGATTCGGATAGAAATGCATTTAGATTTGCTACTGGTTCAATTGGTAATCCGAGATTTCAACAAATTGCATTTACAGTTGGAAGGACAAATTTAACAGGTTCGGTAACATACGGCCGTTCAGTTTTTGACCTAACAGGAAGTTATATTGCACCATCCGTTTATGCTTCAGCTCCAGGTGGCCCTTATCCATATCCAGGAGAACCTACAAATCCAAGTGAAAATGGTTTTATTGCACATATAGATGAGTTTACTGGAAGTCTTGCAAATATAACGATTGGGTCAATTACATATACTGCATCATGTGAAGAATTACATCAACATGAAACAATTTATAGATTTGAAGATGGTGATAATGCACCTGGTGTTTTTGTAACTGCAAATACAAATCAATTTATTTACAAAGCAACCGATTTATCATTAAACCCAACAGGTCAAGTTATAACACTTGAAGCTAAAAGAAAAAACTTAGCATCTGCAGACACTCCTTTAACTGTAAATTCTGGAAGTGGAAAACCCGCTCTAACATATGTTTCCACAAATACAACAAATGGTGTAGATACTTATACATTATCAGGAACATCTTATCCATATGGAACGGGTGAAACGATTTATTCTATTTCTGGTTCTGACCAATTTGGGAATGTATTTTCAGATGCAATTAAAATAAGTCCTGTAAAAATATTAGATGGATTATCTGTATCTTTGACAAACGATAATGCATCACTACCGGCACGTTCTACTGGATTTGTAGAAAGTGGTTCTTTTGTATTGAGTAGTGGTTCGGTTAGTGTTAAAGTTGGTAATGAAACTATAACACATAATAATGGATTATCTGCAAATAATAGATTTGATGTTGTATCGGCAGTTGCAACAAATGTTCAAACTGGTTCATTGAATTATTCAACAACCGACTATTTCATAACAAGATTAGATGCTGATAGTGGTTCTTTGAATTTGACTATAAGATATAAAGATGGTGCGGGTGATACATCTGATACAACAAAATTAGTAACATATACTAAAAACAAAAAAGCTGCACCCGTTTTGCAAATTACATCAACACCAAAAGACCAAACAGTAACTGCAAAATCAACAGGTGAACAAATAGATGCATTTTCAAATGTAACCATATCGGTAAAAGAAACTTATAATGGTGTTACTACAAATTTAACGATAACATCTTTAACTGCAACATCTGCAAATATTGCAACTATATCAACAACACCATCAACAGGATTGATTACTTTAAATGGAAAAACTTTAGCAAACGGAGTAAATTCAACAACTGTAGATATTAGTGCAGTAGTTACAGATTCGGAAGGTGTAAGTAGAACTATAACAGATACATTGGCATTATCAAAAACTAAAAAAGCAGTTCCAAATGTAGTTATATCTGCAACTCCACAAGCACAATCGGTATTGGCCAATGCTGCTGGTGTTCAAACTGGAATTTTATCAAATGTGACAGTAACTGCATTGGAAGGAACTACGAGTAGATTTACATCTATGACTGCAACATATTCAGGGTTTTCAACAAATCCAACAATTAGTAGTGCAATATTAACAATGACATCTGCAGTAATGAATGCAGCTGAAGCATCTGCTACAATTGTTGTAACACATACTGATAGTGAAGGTACTACTGGTCAAACACAAACTATTGTTGCAAGATTTACAAAAGTGAATACGGGAACTGCAGGAAGTAACGGTTTAAATGGTGCAGATGGTGGTGCAGGACCAGGTGTAGTTTATAGAGGAGATTGGGCACCTAATACAGCATATTTTTCATCATCCGTTAGAATAGATGTTGTAAGAGGTAGTAATTCACAATACTATTTAACAAAAGTAGGACACACATCTACTGCAGATGGTGCAGTGGATAAACCAATAACTGGTACATCATATTTAAATCAATGGAGTTCATTTGGTGCAACGTTTAGTTCGGTTGCAACTGATATTCTTTTGGCACAAGATGCAACTATTACACGAGGTTTAGTAATGGGAACATATGGTACAAGTGATAAAGGATTTATTAGAAGTGCAAATGCATCGGCATTAATGACCGGAAAAGGATATTACTTAGATACAACAGGTAGTATGAGATTTGGAGACCCGTCTGGTGCACACATAAAATTCACTGAAAGTGAAGGAGTTGTAATAGCAGGTAGTGTTTCAATTTCAGGTACGGCAACAATTGGTGGAACAGATGCAACAACCGTTAAAGATGGTGCGGCTAGTGGTGCAACTGCTCAACAAAATGGTTCTGCTAAAACGGCAGGTACTGTTGGTGGTTGGACAATAGATAGTAATTCAATATTTAGTGGAACAAAAGATACAGATGGTTTTTCAACATCTGGTATAACTTTAAATAGTGGTGGTTCTATACATGCACAACAATTTTATATTGATACATCGGGGAATGCATTCTTTAAAGGAGCAGTAAGTGGTTCTACTATAACCGGTGGAACATTAAGTGGTACAACAATAAGTGGTACAACAATAAGTGGTACAACCATAACCGGTGGAACCTTAAGTGGTACAACCATAACCGGTGGTACTATTAATATCGGGCCGGATAAATTTTCAGTAGATAGTAGTGGAAATGCAACATTATCTGGTAATATGACTGTAAATTCAAATGTCATAATAAGAGGGTGGAAAGATGTTCTAGCATCAGGTATGAACCCGCAAACGATTACACCTGGGGGTAATTTTGAATTTAGGGACCCGGACACACCGGCAACTATAATGGGATTTCTTAGAGGATATAAAACTATATATAATGAGGGGATACCAGGATTAGAATCTATTGAAAGAAATACGGTATTGAGTGCTCTGACTTCATTTACTTTTGGTCAATATGCAGGGGGGCCATGGGCAACTTTAAATGGTACAAAATTACAGGTTTGGGGTGATGTAGTGGCAAACTATTCTGATGGTAGATTAAAAAATATTGAAGGCAAAATTGAAAATCCGTTAGATAAAATTGAAAAGTTAAACGGGGTATATTATACACAAAATAAATTAGCGGAAGATTTTGGATTTAAAAATAAAAAAAGACAAATTGGATTAATTGCACAAGAAGTTAACGAAGTTTTACCTGAAGTGATTGATTTGGCACCTTTTGATTCTCTTGGTCAAACTAATCAAAGTAAATCTGGTGAAAATTATATGACTTTAAATTATGAAAGAATCGTTCCATTATTGGTTGAGTGTATTAAAGAATTAAAATCAGAAATTGAAGAATTAAAAAGGAATAGATAATGAGTCAATCAATGTTAGCTATAAAAAATAAATTAGGAAGCTCGGATTTAAATCTTAGAAGTTATGCCGCTGCTAGAGGACTTACTGCACCAGATAGTATGTCGGAATTTGATAGTTGGCTAAATCCAGGAGGAGGGGGTGGTGGATATACTTATGCATTTTTTGTTGCAACTGGAACAACTGGACCAACTGGAACAGCTTGTTTAAATGCCGGAAATGGAAATTATACTAATGTACTTTATAGTAATGAGTATGGTGGTTTAAATGATGGAACAACATATTATAATTCAGATGGTACCGAATTTGCTGGTGGTGGAAGAATTTACTCAGATGCTACTTCATATGGTAGAATAAGTAATTCTGGAGATTTTAGATATTTAGGTGATTGTGGATTGTAAAAAATATTAAAATAAGTTATGATAGTTTTTATTACAACAGGTTATGGAAAAAATGTTATCGGTGGTGCTGATATTTGGTGCAATAACTTTATAGAAAATGTTTTACCATTAGTCAAAGAAGATTATAAAATTATAATTGATGGCAGGCCGTTGATTAGAGAAATTGATGCAATCTACACTTTTGGAAACGAAAAAGAAGTTGATAAAATATTAGATGAATGTGATAAGATTATTTTCTTACATCACTCTTACAAACAAAATCCTATTATTAAAAACTATTTACACAAAACTTATCTTACATTTGTCCATGCGTTTATTCCTGATATGTTGGGTTTAAATTCTGATTACGAAAATATAATGACAAAAGTCGATTGGGAATGGCAAAAAGAAATATTAGATAATTCCGAAAACATAGTTTGGATAGGATATGAAAACGATACAATACACAATCAATATCCAAAAACAAAAACGATTACAAACTACTATGAATGGAAACACAATAAACCATTCACAGGAATAATAACTAATAAAATTGGATATGCTGCAAGATGTGAGACCAGAAAGAATGCACACTATTTAGATTGCATTCCATCAATTATCTTTTCAAACAAATACGATTACAAAAGAATGTTAGAAGGGTCAAAAACTAATTCGGACTATCATAATTTTATGGAATTTGATTATAATTTTCATAATAATTTTTTTCAAAAAAACTTTCAAATATTTCATGGATGTTATACCAAAGAACCATTTGGATATGCAATTTTTGATGCAGTTGATAATGGTAAAGTTCCAATTATACATACCGATTGGATGAAAGGTATTGATTACAAATATAGAGCAAGTAGTAAAGGGGAATTTCATCAAAGATATTTAGAATTACAAGAGGATGAATTTGAAAAAGTAAATTTAGAATTTTGTAAATTGAGAGATGGATTGACAAAATATACAAATAAACAAAATTGGATTAAAGAAATATGCAGTTACTTAATGATGTACTTATAAAAAAGTATTTAACAAATAATCATACAATAAACGAAAATGATGAAGAAGTTTTAGAACCTGTCAAATATCGTTGGACACATGGTGCAACCGATTTACACCTGGGTGATGGATTATTGGTATATTCTTTCATTCAATTTATTAGAGCAAAAATATGTGTCTGTATTGGGTCAGGAGGAGGTTTTATTCCAAGACTTATGACACAAGCTAGAATGGATTTACATTCTCAAAATATATTTGAAGGAAATGGCCAAGCAGAATGGGGTGATATTGGAACTACAATAATAATAGATGCTGCTAATGGTGTTGGTGGGTTTACCGATTGGACAAATGAAAATAGTTTTTTAAGACAACACTTTTCACCACAAGTTATATTAGAAACATCCGAAAGAGCTTTTTATGATTATTTTGTAAGACAAGATATGAAAATAGATTATTTACATATTGACGGAGACCATTCATACGAAGGAGTTAAAAAAGATTTTGAATTATATTCAACTATAATGTCTGAAAATGGTATTATAACAATTCACGATACCGACCAAACCTACCATGATACATTAGTTGTTACGGAAAATTCAAAGGAAGATTTTGTTCCTTTTGACGGACCATGTAAATTTATTAAAGAATTAGAAGAGGATAAAAAATGGAATTTGGTAAATTTAAAAAATTTTCGTATGTTTGATAAAAAAGTTACAAGCACTGGTTTAGCACTGCTAACAAGAAAGCTTTAAAAAAGATTAATAAAAAATTAAATGAATAAAATAAGATTAGTTACTGTTACTGGCAGCAGGGTAGACACTTTGTGGCATATGCTGAATCATTATAAAGATTTGGTGGACGAAATGTATGTAGTAGTTTATGAGTGGGAAGGTTCTAGTACTTATAATGAAGTTTTAAAAATAACAAAAGAATTTAATACAGCAAAAATTGTACAAAGAGTAACCAAAGAAAAATTTAATTGGGAATATGTTACCGAATTATATAATGAAACTAAAATGTTATTTCCTAATGATTGGTGGGTAGTTTCGGATGATGATGAATTACATATTTACTCAAAACCACTAAAAGAAATAATTTCAGATTGTGATAGAAACGGGTGGGAATTAGTAAGAGGTGGATTCATTGATAGAATTGGCCAAACAGGAGATTTTCCAAAGATAAATAAAAAAGAAAATATATTCGACCAATTTCCAGTTGCAGGATTTTTTAGATACCCAATGAGTGGTGCATGTCCAAATAAAATATGTATAATGAGGGGATATATTGAAATTACACCCGGTCAACACTACGCAAAAATAGACGGACAAACAACATGGAGATGGCAAGGTTGGAATCATCCGTTGATTGCACCTATTGATGAATATAATGTTCAGGTACATCATTTCAAATGGGATTCAACTTGCATTAAAAGGATTAAAGAAGTTGCTGATATTAAAAAAGATTATTCTTTTTCAAATGAATATTTAAAAATGTATCAATCATTGAGAAGTAATAATTTTGAAATAGATGTTACAAATACGGAATATATGTTTGAATACATAGGAAAAGAATTTGGATATAAACAATGGATAAAATTACTTAAAAAAATTATTGCAATATAATTTGGTAATTTAAATAAAAAATCATATATTACTAAAAATAAATAAATTATGACAGACGAAGAGTTATTATTAGAAACAAAAAAAATAAAAGCTTTAGAAAAGATTGCAAATTCATTAGACGCACTTACCGTTTGGTTTGAAGAAATTGATAAAGATGAGTGGAGCAATCGTATTCAATATTATTTGACTGAATTTCATAAATTAAGTCAGGATAAGTAATGCAAAAATTAGGTATCATAGTTCCATACAGGGCTAGAGATAGACAATTACTAATATTCAAAAGAGTTATATCAAATTATCTAAGTAATACGGATATACCTTATGAATTAATTGTAGTTGAACAAGATGATTCTAAAATATTTAATAGAGGAAAACTATTAAATATAGGATTTTTTTATGCCAAAAAATTAAAATGTGATTATATTGTCTTTCATGATGTAGATATGATACCAATAGATGCAGATTATACTTATTCTAACCACCCTATACATTTGGCATCAAATTTTATATCAATTGACAAATCTTTTAATAGAATTTTGTTTGACGAATATTTTGGTGGAGTAACAATGTTTCCTAATTCTATATTTGAAGCAATTAATGGTTACTCAAATGAATATTGGGGTTGGGGATATGAGGATAATGATTTACTACATCGATGTAGAGAACATAATGTTGAATTATATAGAAAAGAAATAAAAATGCCAGGTGTTAATATGGCATCTTTACAATTTAATGGAAAAGACTCATATGTAGTTGGTAAAAATCCAATAGATACAAAAAATCAGATTACATTATTTGCATCATTTATGCCGGAAGAATTAAATTGTAATCCGGAAACTTATGATGACACATTTTCAGTATTTACAATACCTGGATTTGACATGAGTATAAATTATAATTCATATGGTAGATATAATTTTGAAATATATGATGCATGTGAAAATATCATTTATATAAATTCAGAAATAAAACCAAATTATAAAACAAATATATGTGTAACTATTGACCCAAAAAATGAAATAGTGACAATGTATCAAGATGGTATTATCGTTGGTTCCAAAAAAATAGAAAATAGATTACACTTATATAAAAAAGAACCATATTTTTATTTAGGAGCAGGTGACCCAAATAGAGAAACTAATCCTAAATTCTTTAAAGGATTGATTCAATCATTTGCAATATTTGATGGAATATTGAAAGAAGAAGAAATTTTAGAAATATCCACAAATGATTTTTTTGGTCTTAGTCAAAGTTATGGGGAATATCAATCACCTCATTTATTAAAAACTTATTACGATGCCAAATTTATGAAAGAATATAAACTTATAGATTTATCCGCCAATAATAATGATGGAATTGTTAATAATTGTGGAATGGCCGGAGTATCTACTGAAAAAAATAAAATAATTTATATCCCACATAGAAGAGATTGTACTTTTGAATTATTACCACATGAAGAAAATGGTTTCGTAAATGGTTCTTGGAAAAATATAACAACTAGATATAATCAGTTACGATATATAAATGAAGTTGCACCTGGCCATAAAAATACAAAACATGACGGGTTGTCTAATTTAAAATTTAAGGAATTAAGTAAATCAACAGTAGGAAATCAAACACATATTACAGTATCAATATGAGCCACAAATTAGGAGTATGCGTACCATATAGAAATAGAGAGGAACATATGAATATATTTGTTCCACATGTATCCAAGTTCTTAACCGAAAGAGGAATTGAACATACAATTTATCTAGCACATCAATGTGACGATAAACTTTTTAATAGAGGTTTAATGAAGAACATTGCTGCAAAATATGCATTTGATGATGGATGTGATTATATAGTTTGGCATGATATTGATATGGTACCAGAAGATGAAAGTTGTGATTATTCATTTCCAGAAGGAAATCCACAACATATTGCAGTTCGTATTTCACAATCGGATTATCAATTAAAATATGAGGAATACTTTGGGGGTGCGGTTGTATTTTCAAAAGAACAAGTAGAAAAAACCAATGGATATTCCAATGATTATTGGGATTGGGGCATGGAAGATGATGACCTATTTTGGAGATGTGTAATGGAAGGATATGTCGAAAAAACTAAATTAGATTATAATGAAAATGATACAACTGGATATTTTAATGGTAAAAATTCAAAAATATCATTTCCAGTTAATATTAAATTAAGAAATGCCATATCAAACTCTCATACTGTTTCTATATTAGTAAAAGCAGAACAACAAATAGAAAAAGTCCCTATTTATTTGATTGGTGACACCGAAAGAAGATTTTGTGAATATCCAATTCTTAGAAAACCAGGTTTTGATTGGGGTATATCATTCAATAATAGTAGAGCATATACTGCTATGTTATGGGACAGAAAAAAACAACATCTATATCAATGGATTAAAAGATATGAAAACCAATGGAGCTGGGTAACTATGTCAGTTGATGCAACAAATAAAAAAATACATTTTTATTTAAATGGTAGAGAAAGTGATGCAAGATTAGGAACTGGAACTCTATCACCATTAATTTTTGAAGAACCATTAAAAAGATATGGAATGGAAGATTTTTATATAGGATATTCACCAACCCAAAGTGATACTAATTCTAAATATTTTAAAGGAAATATATCTAAAATAAAAATATGGGATAGATGTTTAAATCCAAATGAGATAAAATCATTGCATAAAAATGATATAGAAAATGGAATGATATTTGATTTATCATTTGCAAATAATAAAATTAAAAACAATGTAGAAAATACACAATTTAATATTAAAAATGTTTCTTTTGAAAATGATGATATAATAATACCACATACTATATTACCATACAGACGCGACGGCAAATTTAAATGTTTACCACATCAAACCGAAGGTTTAATAAGTGTTGGTGGAATAGATAAATGGGCAAAAGGAGACACTACTGCAAAAAATGAAAAAAGATACATATTAGAAATGCAACAAGGTAATATTAATTATAAAAATGATGGTATAAATAATATGAAATATACATATATTAGTACTGATACAATATTTGACAAACATAAACTTATAAACGTAAAATCGTAATTATGGCAGAAGATAAAGGAAATTTTGATAATCCATTTTATGTTAAAGTAAAAGAAGATTTAAATCAAGTAGGAAATGGAATGTGTTTGGCAAAATGGACACAAGTAACTTTACAATTACAAAGTGGCCACAATCACTCATGCCACCACCCTCGTACTCATAAAATATCAGAAACGGAAATTGCAAGAAATCCATCTGCACTACATAATACGAGATATAAAAAACTTCGTAGAAAAGAAATGTTAAGTGGTGCAAGGCCCACCGAATGTGATTATTGTTGGAATGTAGAAGATAATTCGGATAGGTTTAGTGATAGAATCTTTAAATCAGGAGAAAGTTGGTCACTCCCATTTAAAGAAGAAATATTTAATTCAAATTGGAGAGATGATTATAATCCAAAATATGTAGAAGTTGCATTTAGTAATGCTTGTAATTTTAAATGTTCATATTGTGGCCCTGCATATAGTTCCAAGTGGGTTGAGGAAATAAATAAATTTGGTGCATATCCAACATTAGATGGATTCAATGGTGATGCATGGTTAAAGGCTGAAGATAAATTCCCAATCCCACATAGTCAATATAATCCATATGTAGAAGCCTTTTGGAAGTGGTGGCCAGAATTATATAGAGATTTACATACATTTAGAATTACCGGAGGAGAACCACTATTATCGAAAGATACGTGGGGTGTATTAGATTTTATAATTGAAAATAAAAATCCAAACAAAGAATTAAAATTAGCAATTAATTCAAATTTAGGTGCACCGGATAATTTGATAGATAAATTTATAGAAAAACTTAAAATAATAGAAGGTGAAGATAGAGTTAAAGAAATTGTAATTTTTACATCTACTGATACATGGGGAGAACAAGCTGAATATATTAGAACAGGATTAGAATTTAATCGTTTTTGGGACAATGTAAATAAAATATTAGGTTCATTAAAAAGAACTAATATAACTTTTATGTCTACGTATAATGCATTAAGTTTATTTAATTATAATAAGTTAATTACTGAAGTTTATAATTTAAAAAGAGAATATGGTTCAACCGATAGATATTGGAATTCTGCAACATTTTTAGATTCATCTTACTTAAGACATCCACAACATCAAACTGTTCAAATTTTACCATATGATTTTTCTAAATATATTTTAGAACAATCCAAATTAATAACCTATTATGCATCCCCATCATTCACACCGGAATATATTGGATATAGTGATGTGGAGGTACAAAAAGTGAAAAGAATTTACGATTGGATGATTTCACCACAAGATATAGAACAACAAATGAAAAACAGATATAATTTTTATCAATATTTTTCTAATCATGATATTAGAAGAGGAACTGATTTTTGTAAAACATTCCCTGAATTGGAAGAATTTTATCATTTTTGCAAAAGTATTAAATTATAATTTATGATAGTCAATAAAGATAATATATTTTGTATTCTTCCAGTTGGAAGATATGAGACATCAAAAAGAATTGATGATTTTATGGAAAAAGATTTTACTATTTTTGCAAGTGTAAAAATTATAAAAGAATCTATAATGAAAGAAAATCCTTCATATTTTTTTGCAAGAAATGGTAGACATTGTGGACTTTCTGCAATATTAAATGATGATGGAAATACAATGATTCAATTAAATTATTGGTTTTTTGATTCCAACGAAGAAATTATTTGCAAGAATGCAACATATACATTACCAACTGAATTAGAAAATGAATTTAATGAATATGTAGTGATATGTGATGATGTTAATTCAATTATTAATTTATATGTAAATGATAATCTTGTTTGTTTTATAGAATATACGAATATGAAAAAACTAACATATACCGATTCTTTAATATGGTTGGGATGTGGTAATATGATTACTGAAGATGAATATAAAAATATTGGTTCATTTGAATATAAATTATTATTTGCATTAAATGATAAATTAAAAATTACAGATGTTATCGATGCAAAAAGTAATTATGAAAATAAATATTTAGAAACGGATACATTTCAGGGATTACCTATATTAAATGAATCTATACCATATAAAGACAAATATAAAATATTTTGTGATTTTAAAAATTCAACTGAATATAAAATATGGGATATGACTGGTATAGGTAATTATTTTCAATTTTATATAGAAAACAACATTTATTTTTAAAATGAAATTTGCATTTTGTATATCAGGACATTTAAACAATTGGCCAAACAAATATCAAAGTTGGATAAATTTGTTTTATAAATTAAGTGCACTATCACAATTTTCAAGTGAAAAGACATCATTTGATGTATTTGTTCATACTTGGGACTTTGATATTAAACACAATCAAACCCAAATTATTCACAACTCTTCATTGGAAGATTTTAAAAATTTTATTAAACCTAAATCAATAATAATCGATAATTTTGATAAATACAATAGTAGAGAAACTCATTTAAATGAACTTAGAAAAAACTTTACAAATGATGAAACACAAAATTGTCTAATATCGAAGTACGGCCCGGAACTATATAGTTTAATGATGTCTGCACATTTAAAAAGAGAATATGAATTATCTAATAATTTTGAATATGATGTTTGTATTAGAATAACTCCAGATATTGAATTCGATACAATTAGTTACAATTTAATAGCAGACCAATTTTGTATACCTGAAAATAAAACTATTTATACGGCATCGGCAATTAAAACATTTACTTTTCCATACGATAAAATTGATTACAATCTATTTTTTGCAAACTCTCATACATTTGATATAATAACATCCATATATAATATGTTACCAATGTTAAATGAGACACATTTTAATAAAAATACATCCAATGAATTAATTTTTGGATTTTTTTTAAGAATGTTTGATATAAAAATAAAAAGATTAAATATTCCAATTGAACCAAAGCTAAATTTGATATAATGAAAACATTTAGAGTTGCAGTGTGTTTAACAGGTCAATCGAGAACATGGAAAAACGCAGTAGAAAACATATTAAATTATTTTGATATAAAAATAAACAATAATACAAAACAACGTGTTAAAGTTGATTTTTTTATTCATACCTGGGACATAAATTCTTACAGAGAAACCGATGCAACACAAAGAGAAGAATCTACCATTTATACATTAGATGATAATGATAGATTGGCAATTCAAAATGCATTCAATCCTGTTTTAATGGAGTTTGAACATTTTGAACAATCACGATTTACAAATGCATGGTCTCCACTTTTTTATAGTTTTATGAAAAGTGTTTTTTTAAAAAGAAAATATGAAATAGAAAATGAATTTGTTTATGATTTAGTAATAAAAGGTAGATTTGATTTGAATTTTCCATTAGATGAAGAAAATAAATTTGGAGTAATGACCAATAAGTTTTATATACATCCAACAGAACCATTTGTTGCATATGCATCTTCATCATATTTACCAAGATTTACAAGAGAATTTAATTATACATCATTTGATGATATCTTTTTTTATGCAGATTCACCAACTATGGATATAATTGCACAAGCGTATCGTTGGCAACATAAAATTATTTATAATGATTTTATTAAATTAAATTCATTTGAAATTATGGATGGACCAGAATTTTATTATGGACCTGGAACTACATTATATAAACATTTAGTAAATTGGAATATACACCCAAAAGGTGAACACACTACTAATTATTATTTAGTTAGAAAAGCAGCGGAAGACCGAAACCTACATAGTATGGAAGATTGGAAAGAAATTAGACAACTATCAATGGATTGGTATGGCCCTTCTTTTGGTAAAATATAGTATATGAATAAATTGTTTACTTTTGGTGATTCTTTTACATTTAATAAAACTCATGAAGAAGATGAATATTCTATATTATATAGAAAATTAAATGATTTTCATTGGGCTGAAATTATTGCATCTAAATTAAATTTAGAACTTGTAAATTTTGGATATGGTTCACTATCAAACGACAGAATAATAGATAGTATATTAGAAAATCACCATTTAATAGGTGAAAATGATTTTGTTATAATTGGTAAAACTTTTTATCATAGATTTGATATTCCAAATAATCAAAATATAAATTTACCATTGTACAAACGATTTACAACTATCACCCCATCGGCCTATGATTTATTGATACAATTGGGATTTAGTAAAGAAGAAGGTGAACATATTATTTATTTTTTAAATTTAGTAAATGACCAATCTTTCATTGATAGAACTAATTTTAGATATGCATTTATTGAAAAATTTTTATATTCTAAAAAAATTAATAATTGTATATTTTGGGAAGTTACTGATTTATGGACATCATTTGAAAATATTAAAACTGCAACTAATAATAAAATAAATGATAACCATTGGTCATTCAAAGGACATAGAGACTTTGCAAATCATTTAATGGTTAATTTTATAAATGATAAAAAATTAATTTAATGAAAAATAAATTAACTATAATATGTGATGGAGACAGTTGGGTATTTGGTTCAGAAATTGTAGACCCTGATATAATAAAAACACAACCATTCGATAAACATATGGGAGAATATGATTGGATTGAAGATAATACACCTTATAGATTATCAAAAATATTCCCAACATACCTTGCAGAAAAATTAAATGCAAATTTAATAAATTTAGCATGGCCTGCAGATGACAATGGAACTATATTAAATAGAATTATATCATTTGTTATTTCAAATTATATTTCAAAAGAAATACCTACAAATGATTTATTTTTATTGGTTGGATGGTCATCCCCTGAAAGAAATTCTTTTTGGTATAAAGATGAGAACAATTCTCAAAAATTAAGAATATGGCCTTCTATACCAAATTTACAAATAGAAAATCAAAAAATATTTTGGGATTACTATGTAGAATATCTTTGGAATAAAGAAGAATACTTACCAAGACACATTACAAATATTTTACAATTTCAAAATTTTTGTAGAACATATAACATTAATTGGATGTGTTTTAATTCTTTTTATCAAAATGTGGGAAAATCTCCAAATGAATGGTTTGATGTAAACATTACCGATGAAATATCTAAATTAGATTTGAATTTACACCCCTATCAGTCATCTAATGATATTAAAAGAAAATATTATAAACAAGAATATTTATCAATGTGGAACATAATCGATGATATTAGATTTTATAAAAAAAATAAAATTAATAATACATTTAAAAGTTTTATGGAATTAAACAATAAAGAAGATGTTTATAGTGGTTGGCACCCATCACCATCCTCACACAAAATATGGGCAGAAGAATTGTATAATTATATAAAAGAAAATAAAATTATAAATGAATAATTTAGTTATATGTGGTGATTCCTTCAATATTGGAATAGGATGTCATAATTTAGAAAAGGAACCGTATGGCAGTTTATTGGCATCAAATCTAAATAAAAATTTAATAAATTTAGCTAAAGGTTCCAGTTCAAATTTTTCAATATCTTTACAAGTAAAATATGCATTGGAAAATATATCTAATATAGATTTCATGTGTATAGGTGTGACCACATATAATAGAACGGAGTGGTTTAAGGAAGGATATGATTTTGTTGGAGAAATTAAAAATACGGATGTAAACTATCATCAGTATCCACCATATGGTAAAGATAATTATAAATACACCATACCCAATCCAATGCAAAATGACAAAAATTATAATGGGAAACTATTAACCGAAAATTTTAATAGTATAATAGATTATGTTGATAATTGTATAGATAATCCTAACTGGCAATCTAATTATTATGCCCGATTTGATAGTGAAGGTAATGATAAAATGAAATTACTTAAAGATTATTATTTAAATATATTTGATGACCAGATTCAAAGACAATATGATATAGGAATGATGGTGATGTCACATATACTTTTGAAAAATAAAGGAATACGACATTTATTTTTAACATACGACAAAGGATTTGATGGTTATATTAATGATGAAAATATAGTAGATGCAGATTTTATGAAATTATCACATCAATATCCGGATGATATGGGAACCATGCATACCTCAAAGACCGGGCATGAAATTGTTTATAATTCTATAATTGAAAAAATTAAAAATAATGGTTGGTAAAAGATTAATAACATTTGGGTGTAGTTATACGGGATATGTAACTGCAACTTGGGCAGATTATATGGGTGCTAATTTTGAAGAATATATGAATTATGGCCAAGGAGGTGCATCTAATACATTTATAATGAATAGATTTATAGAAGTTAGTAATATTTTAAATGAAGATGATTATGTAGTTGTTATGTTTACGAATATGGACAGATTCTCATTCAGAAATAAAAACAATTGGAAACATGGTGGTAATATTTACTGGAACACAGATATACCAAAGGATTTTTTAGAAAATATGTGGTCTGACGAATGGAGTATTTATCAAACTTATATAGCAGTAAAAACCATAAAAGAAATATTAACTCTAAAAAATATTAAACATACATTTTTAACATCTATGAATAATATTGTATTAGAAAACGAACATAGATTAAATAAATTAATGAATAAATATTTCACATATATAAAAGATACATTAGATATAAAAGAAGCAATGGATGATTGGAAACGTATAAATTTTGAAAATGAATCCAATTATGTAAAATATGAAGATAGAGACACACATGACACACATCCTACACAATTAATGCATTATCAATATTTAAAAGAAATTTTTCCAGAATATGATACATTAGAATCTAAAGAAAGATATGAATTATCATTAACAGCTGTTGACACACGAAGTATAGAATCTCAATTCCAAGCTTACGCTAAAAAAATTTTAATACCATTTAATAAATCCCACCAATTAGGGCCTCAAATATTTTCTTAACTATGAAAAAAAGATTAACATTTGTATTTGATTATATATTTCCAACATTTATATTACCAAATGCATTAGATACACAACTTGGTATTATAAATTATATCTCCTCATTACACACTAATAGAACATTACATTCTACAATATTTGAAGCACCTGTAAACGAAAGAGGTAATCAAATTTTTATGAAAGATATATTTGAAGATTCTATGGGACACAACCCAAATACTGCACATGGGTATTTTTTTCAAGCCAATGTTTATAGAGACCATTTAGAATACAAAGAATCTTCTGTTTTATTTGAAAGAAATCCAAACAAAAAATTTATATATCCAATAAGACCAAATCCAATATTTACACAATTCACAGGGGTAAATAATGCAATTGCTGATAAATTAAATGGTTCATATTTTTGGAAATTCATTTCTAGAGAAGTTTTAGAAAAAGTAAAAGAAAAAAAAGGAATTATTTACATAGATTATACTATGGAACCTTTTTTAGATTTAAATATGCATAATGCTTTAACCGAATGTTTAAAAAATAGTGGATTACCGGCTACATCTGTGTTTATAATTGTAAATAGTTTTAATGCAAAAGAATTATATGAAAACTGGTTTCCTCCACATCAAAGAAAATATCAGGTTAGAAATTTACCATTTTGTTTAGACCATAGTTCTTGGTTTTATGCAGATGGAATATCAAATAACTTAAAGTTATCAATGAGTATAGATGACTTTAATAATAGTAGAAATACTATAAGACCAAATAAGTATTTGATGAAAATGAGAAATGCCAGATTTCATAGATTGGCAGTCATGTATAGAATGATAAATGATGATTTATTAAAATATGGTGATTGGTCTTTTTTATCTACAAATGGTATGGATGTATTAACTATACAACATTTAATAAATGAATATAAATTAGATGTAGATATTGAAAAAATTAAATCATCGTATAGTATGTTTCCACATAATTTACAAAGTGAAAGTGGAAATACTTATGGTGATATTAATGCATGGACTGATATGCATTTTAAAGCTCATTTAGATTCTTATTTTGAAATATTATTTGAGACATTAGTAGACGGAGAACACAAATCACTTACGGAAAAAATATTCAAACCAATTGCAAATTTTCAACCATTTATATTTGTAACATTTGCAGGTGGTTTAAAATTATTAAGAGAATTAGGATTTAAAACATTTGATGGTTTTATAGATGAAACTTACGACACAATTGAATCGAAAGAAGATAGAATGTTGGCAATTCACAATGAAATTAAAAAATTATGTGCAATGTCAAACGAAGAATTGCATGATTGGTATTGGAAAATGGAAGACATATTGGTTCATAATCAGAAATTATTGTTAGAGTATCATAAAATAAAACCACATGGTGTTAACTTTATAAATGAACTTTATAATATACAAAACAATATCATTTTGTAATGATGGATGTTAATAAAATATTATCAAATGATGTTTTCGTTTTTGAACAATATAAAAATAAAACATTTAATACTCTTGCAAGTGATACAATAGATGATGGTACAATTCAATATAAAATGAATGAACATGGATATCGCTCGGATTCATTGTATAACACATCGGAGTATAATGTAATAACATTGGGTTGTTCTTGGACAATGGGCATCGGTGTTGATAATAATAAAATCTGGCCAAATCTAATTGGTAATAAATTTGGTAAAGTTTTTAATTATGGTATGTATGGAGTATCCACATCATTTATTGCAAAAACACTTTATAAAATAATATCAACCGAATTTATACCAAATATGGTTTTAATAATGTGGCCAGGATTTAGTAGGAGAGATTATATAAGAGAAAATGGTTCATTTAAAAAAGTAGGAGGATTTAGAATTGCAAACCATAATGATTTAGTTTGGAAAAATGAAAGTGAAGATTTATTATTTATAGAGTTGAGAAATGATTATCAAGATTTAATGACATTTTGGGAAGCTTACACATTTGTAGAAACTATTGCAAAATTACATAACATTAAAATATTCCATACAATTGCTGGATATTATTATGATGTTTTTAAAGAATTGGAACCACAATTAAAAAATACTATAAATTACGATACATTTTTTAATCCAATGAATTGTTATAAAAATGATTTAAAGGGTAGGGATAATCACCATCCCGGTGAAATGTGGCATGAGAATTTTTCAAAACAATTTTATACTTATATTAAAAATAAGTTATGAAAATTCTTATCACAGGAGGTGCAGGGTATTTGGGCTCAGTAATTACTGGAGTTATGTTAAATGCGGGATATAGTGTTACCGTTTTAGATAAATTGTTATTCAATCAAACATCCTTATTACAATATACATCAAATTCAAAATTTAAATTCATTTATGGTGATGTTCGTAATGTAACCGAATTAGAAAGATTGTGTAACGAACATGATATAATAATTCCATTAGCAGCCATTGTAGGATTTCCAGCATGTGCCGCCGACCCACAATTAGCAAAAGAAATTAACTTTGACCAAATTGTAAATATAGTTAAATTTACCAACAAAAAAGGAAAAAAGATTCTATATCCAAATACAAATAGTGGATATGGGTTGGGTACTGGCCAGTTGGAATGTGATGAAGAATCCCCATTAACTCCAATATCCGTTTATGGTCAAACCAAATGTGAAGCAGAAAATTTTTTAAGAACATCAACTGATTCTATAATTTTTAGATTAGCAACTGTGTTTGGTGTATCTCCTCGTATGAGAACGGACTTATTGGTAAACGATTTTGTTTACAAAGCAATCACAGACAAATATATTGTAGTATTTGAAAAATCGTTTAAAAGAAATTTTATTCATGTAGAAGATGTTGCATCTGCATTTTTATTTATGTTAAAAAATTATAAAACATACAATAGTGAAGTTTTTAATGTAGGATTGACTTCTGCAAATTTAAATAAACAAGAACTATTGGAAAAAATACAAAAATATGTAAAAGATTTTGCAGTAGTATATGATGATTATTATCAAGACCCAGATAAAAGAAATTACATAGTTTCAAATAAAAAAATAGAAGATACTGGATGGAAACCTGAATGGGATTTGGATATGGGAATTAAACAACTAATTCAAGGATATCAAATGATTGTTCCAAAAATGGGAGCAGAGTTTAGAAATGGGTTTCCATTAGGATATGCAAATTTAGGATAGTATGGATTTTAGTAAGTATAATTGTTTTTATGTAAATGGATGTTCACATAGTGAAGGTGGAGGCCTGGAGCCAAGTGAAATTCGGGGAATTGGTGTAATTCCAATATATAAAGAATTGTATGGTATAGATTGGAAATCTACAAGTGAAGTTAATTTTGGAAAAAGATTAGAAGAAATTATAGGAATAAAATGTATAAACGAAGCCAATTCGGGAGGAAGCACATCTAGGGTTGTAAGAATGACTTATGATTTTATTTATAATAATTGGAAAAATAAAGATAAATTTTTTATAATTTTAGAAAAACCAGATTCGTCTCGTTCGGATGTATTTAGTGCAAAACATAATGAATATTTTATTGTAAATTCTAAAGTTGATAATTCAGTGCACACATTTGCCGGTGCATCTAGAGACTATTTTAATTTATCATATAGAAATGAGGATAGTGCATCAAAGCATATATTTGAAAATTGGCATCAAAACCATTATAGTTTTGAGAATAATATTAGTCAAGATGAAAAGGCATTTATTGGATTATATTCTTTTTGCAAATTAAATAATATTAAAATTTTTATAATGAATGGAAATTCATTATATTTTTCGGAACTATTTAATAAATCGGACATTATAAAATTTGCAAATAAAGAAAATAAATCAGATGATATATACAGTTGGTGTCTCCGAAATAAAATGACAATAAAAGATGAGACATTGGGGAAGATGGAATATATTGATACTCATCCTGGATATTTTGGTCACATAGAATATGCCAAAAAACTTGCAGAATTTATAGGATGGCCTCAAAAAAATAATAAAAATAAATTAATATGAGTTACAAAGACAAAAAATGGAATGATATAGAAGTATCATTTTTAAAACCATTTGGTAAAGATGTACCAGTATTTTCACCATCAGTATATAGAGAATATAGAGGAGAAATTTGGACAACATATCATCCAGAGGAACATCCTGTTCATAATTTTATGCACGGAGATTTGAAGGTACATGGTAGATTTTCAAAATCATACAAAGGTGTGTTACGAGGATTACATTGGGATAATAAGACTTGGAAATTGGTTCAAGCTTTGGTTGGTGATATATTTTTAGTAGTATTGGATGTTAGAAAAGAATCTCCTACATATGGTGATTGGAATTCTTACTTACTTACTGAAAAAACCAGAGACCAAGTATTAGTTCCACCAGGATTTGCAAACGGACATTATGCATTAACCGATTGTATATTTCATTATAATTTATTTTATGAAGGTGATTTTGTTGAAGAAAACGCACAAGGTGTTGTAAAATGGAATGACCCTGAATTTCAAATCGAATGGCCAACGGATTCACCAATATTACAAAAAAGAGATAGATGCTAAAAAATTTAGAACAATATCCAATAGTAAGAGATATCGATTGGACAGTAGAAAAACTTATTAGGTTTGAACAAGAAATTGTTGATATATGGGAAAGTGGTAAAATCAGAGGACCAGTACATTTATCAAATGGAAACGAAGAACAATTGATAGAAATATTTAAAAGAATTAAAGAAACCGATTGGGTATTCAGTACATGGCGTTCTCATTACCATTGGGTTTTAAAAGGATTATCTGCAGACTATGCAACCGAATTAATCAAAGAGGGTAAATCAATCACTATGTGTGAACATAACGAAAAATTCTACGCTTCTGCAATCGTAGGCGGTACTCTATCAATTGCTTTAGGAGTTGCAATGGGAATTAAATCAAAAGGTAGTGATGAGAAAGTATTTGTATTTATTGGTGATATGTCATTTGAAAGTGGTATATTCTATGAGGTGCACAAATATGCAAGAAACTTTGACTTACCAATTATATTTGTTGTAGAAGATAATGGGGTATCAACATATACTCCAACCGAATCAACTTGGAATAAAAAAAGAGACATCCCATCGGATGTTATTCATTATACTTACAAATCAAAATATCCACACTACGGAAGTGGGAAATGGATAGCCTTTTAATTATGAATAAACCAGAATATACACCATATAAAGATGCATTAACTATCGCAATGAAAAACATATCCAATTTGGATAATTCAATATTCATTGGCCAACAAATAGTTTATGCAGGAAATCCAATGAGTACAACATTGGGAGAAGTATCAAAAGAAAAAATGATTGAATTGCCTGTTATGGAAGAAACTCAAATGGGAATGAGTTTGGGACTATCAATGACTAATAAATTGGTAGTAACATTTTATCCTCGTTGGGATTTTATAATATGTGCAACAAACCAATTAATAAACCATATTGATAAATACGAATCCATGACAGGATTTAAACCACATATTATAATTAGATTGGGAAAGGGTTCTGATAAACCATTAGACCCAGGACATCAACATAAAGGTAATTATTTTGAAGAATTTAAATCTATGTGTAAAAATATAGAATTATTGGATTTAAAAACACCAACCGATATAGAATTATCATACAAATATGCTACACAAAACAAAGGAGTATATATATTAGTAGAATATCCAGAATTATATTATAAAAATTAATAAAATGAAAAAATGGCCAATTATTTCTTTTTTTGTAAAATTATATGAAGAAAGAAAAAGAAAACAAAGATTTAAAAAGAAATTAGAAGAACTTAAAAAAAGAGACCCATTTATCTATAAAAATTTCTAATATTTTACGATATTTATAAGTATGAATTCAGAAAATACTATGATGGGATTGCCAGCAGGATATCCATCTAAATCACAAGTTGATAAAATAGAAAAGAAAAACAAAGAAATTCGTAAAAAATCAGATACGGATTCCGAATATGTCTACAATATTGTGGATGAAATAACGGATGATGTAAATAATTTTATAGATGAATATTTTGACCTAACATTAAATGAAGCATTACTTTTGGAAGGTGGTGCAGCAGGTCATTTGGCACATCCGTTTGAAGATGGTGATTTGACATTCAATGATATGAAGGAAATGATAAAGAGGGGGTTAGTAGGTGGATTGGATAAGGAAGCACCTGTTACTGAAAAATTAGACGGGCAAAACATAGCATTCAGTTTCAAAGATGGTAAAATTATATTTGGTAGAAATAAAGGACATGTTAGAGATAGTGGTAAAAATGCATTGGATGTAAAAGGTATAACACAACAATTTGCAGGAAGAGGTGGAATTGAAAAGGCATTCGTTGGAGCTGCAGAAGATTTACAAAGTGCAATTTCAAAATTAACACCGGAACAAACTAAAAATATGTTTAAAAATGGTTCCAAATTTATGAGTTTGGAAATCATATTACCAGATACTCAAAATGTAATTCCGTATGGTAAGAGTGTATTGGTAATGCATGGTACTATTGAGTATAACAAAGAAGGTGAACAAATAAATCGTTCATCAACGGATGGTGAAGAATTTGCACAAGCGGTTCAAAAAGTAGGTGCTGATAAACAAAAAACATTTGGAATTGAAGGCCCAAAAGTAATTGCATTTAGTGATGCAGAAAGTTTGAAATATGCAAAACTTGCAAAAGAGTATAATTCTAATTTAAATGATATTGCAAAGGAATATGGATTGAATAGTAAATCTAAATTGGAAGATTATCGTAATAAGTGGTGGCAGAAAAAAATAGATAGTGAAAACAAAGAATTAAACCTTAATCTTTCTCCTAAAGAAAAACAAGGTTTAGTAAATAGATGGGCAAATGGTGATAAAACTTTTGGTGTAAAATCTTTTAATGATAGTACTAAATCGGATTGGTTCAGAAACTTTGAAACAAACGAATTACAACAATCTCAAAAAGAAATGATTAAACCTATTGAGAATATATTTCTTAATGCAGGTGCACAAACATTAAAAAGAGTTAGTAATTTTTTATCAACAAATAGTCCGACTGCAGCAAAAGAATTAAAAAGAGATACACTTACTGCAATAAAATCTATTAGAGATAGTAAAGACCCAGATAAAATTGCAAAACTTCAAAAGGAGTTAGAAAGATTAGATAGTATTGGGTTGGATAATTTGGTGCCATCGGAAGGTGTGGTTTTTATGTATAATGGAAACCCATATAAATACACAGGAACATTTGCACCTATAAATCAAATACAAGGAACTTTCAAATTTGACAAACCTGCAAAAAAAGAAGATAAGACGGAGAAAAACGAAATTGCAATTTTTTCAGGTAGATTCCAACCATTTCACGCAGGACATTATAGTATCTATAAATCATTAGTTGATAAATTTGGTAAAGATAATGTTTATATATCATCATCAAATACGATAGACCCCGTTAAATCTCCTTTTCCATTTAAAGATAAAAAGGCAATAATGAATAAGATGTTTGGTATTCCAACAAACAAAATCATTCAGGTTAAAAATCCATATTCACCAGTTGAAATATTAAGTAAATACCCGGAGGATACAAAATATGTAACTGCAGTATCCGAAAAAGATGCAGAAAGATTAGAACAAGGTGGTAAATATTTTAAAAATTATGATAAAGTACCTGACAATAAAAAGAAAGGATATGAAGATGAAGGATATTATATAATTGCACCTGAAATGCAATTAAAAGTAAATGGTAAAAATATTAGTGGAACACAATTAAGAGCTACTTTTGGAAACGATTTATTAACTACAAAAGAAAAGAAAGATATATTCAATCAAGTTTATCCTAAATTTGATAAAGATGTATTTGCAAATATAGTAGTTACAACCAAAAAAGCAGAAGCTGCTAAAAAATCAAAAGAAACTACTAAAAAAGGAGATTTAAAATCAAAATTAAAATCATTAGACCCTAAGACTAAAAAGAGGGTTGATAAAGTATTACAAACTAAGATTAAAAATCCAGACACAGGAAATACAATTTTAGTTAAATCCGCATTGAAATATGATGATACAATGCGTGTTAAAAAACAAGCAGTGACATTAGTAAAACAGGCAATGAAAGGATAGTGTGTATATTTTTCAGGAATAATTTTGATATATATACTATAAAGAAACAGTTATAAAAGTATAGAAATATGGCAAAAAGAAAAAGTTTTGATGAGAAATCAAAGGGGATGCACAAATCTCGTAAACTCATTATTGACACGGTTTTTGGAAGAACAGATAATAATCAAACTCATTTTGGTTATGAAGGTGAAGCTGAAGAAAAGAGAGAGGTTGGAGAAAGATGGACTGACAAAGAAGGAAAAGAGTGGGAACAAAAAGAAGGATTCAAAGTTGCAGTTACTCAAATGGACGATGTAAGACAATTTTTACAAAAGTTGAGTACATGTTCAAATGAAGATTGTAAAACAGAATCATATAGTAATGCAGACAAAAAACTAATTCGTAAAACAGGAATGTGTATTGTTTGTCTTGCAAAGTTTGAACAAGGTTTAAAAGAAGATGGAACATATCCTTTCTATGAAGATTATAAGATAACAAGAAACAAACTTGCTTATGTTAGAGAATTAAAGGATAGATATGAAGAAGCTTTGAGTGGTATTAGAAAACAAATGGAAATTATCACCGAAGATGGTAGAACTGAAACTTGGACATGGGATGTAGATATTGAAAAAGTAAAAACAGATTTGAAAAAAGACATCGATGGAGCATATGAGGCCATTGAATTATTAATAGAAAGAAAAAGGTTATTGGAAGAAAAATTGGTTGAGTTAAATCATCCAGAATTAATTAAAAAATAAAAATTATGAAAAAATTCTTAAATTTAAAAAACATCGCAATCGTGGTATTGGTTGTAATTGTATTATTGGAATATTTTAATCCAGGTGGAAAGATGCCAGGAAGAACCGTTAGAATTGATGGTAAAAAATATGAAGTGATTAAACATGATATCGATACATTTGAAGTAGTTAAAACTAAAGTAGTAACTAAGAAAGGTGAAGATATCTATCACGAAACAATCGTTGAAAAAGAAGTTGTAATTCCTGCAGTAGTAGATACACAGGCTTTATTAAAAGATTACTATTCAAAAGTATTATATAAGGATGTTTTAGTATTACCTGATTCATTAGGAACAGTTTCAGTAATCGATACAATCTCACAAAATAAAATATGGGGTAGAACCTTTGATGCAAAAGTTAAAGAAAGAACAATTAAAGAAACTATGATTGTTAAAGAATTACCAAAGACACAAGTATATTATGGTTTTACCGGTGGATTCAATAAAGAAGATGTGGTTTCAAATGTCGGTGCAGGATTATTAGTAAAAACCAAAAAAGACAAAATTTATCAAGTTGGTGTTGGTGTTGCTAATAGAGTAACTGATGGAACTAACGGAACATTATCCCCATATATTGGTGGTGGTGTTTATTGGAAGATTAAATTCAAAAAATAATGGGAGTTCAGGGGCAACCTAAGAAAACCTTAAAAGAGATAATTGCTGAAGAATATCGCAAGTGTGCGTTAGACCCAATTTACTTTATGAAGAAGTATTGTGTCATTCAGCATCCGGTGAGAGGAAAAATACCCTTTCACCTTTATCCATTCCAGGAAGATTGTTTAACGGACTTCAAAGACAATCGTTTTAACATTATTCTTAAATCTCGTCAGTTGGGTCTATCAACCTTATCTGCAGGATTTATTTTATGGAAGATGTTATTCAACCAAGACTTTAATGCATTGGTAATTGCAACGAAAGTGACTGTGGCAAAGAATCTGGTAGAGAAGGTAAGAGTTATGCACGACTTACTTCCTATTTGGTTAAGAGATGGTGGCAGTAGTTCGGTAGAAGATAACAAACTTTCCCTTAAATTAAAAAATGGTTCACAAGTAAAAGCAATCGCAAGTTCTCCGGACGCAGGTCGTTCTGAAGCCCTATCCCTATTAGTTGTGGATGAGGCAGCATTCATTAGAGATATCGATGAAATTTGGTTATCAGCACAATCAACCTTATCAACAGGTGGTTCCGCAATCGTATTATCTACTCCAAATGGTATCGGTAACTGGTTCCATAAAATGTGGGTAGATGGTGAAAGTGGCCAAAATGGATTTAATAATATCAATCTACATTGGACAGTTCATCCAGAAAGAAATCAGGCATGGAGAGATGAACAAACTCGTATCTTAGGAGTTAAAGGTGCAGCACAAGAATGTGATTGTGACTTCGTAGGTTCGGGTGATACAGTATTTGAACCCGCATTATTGACATGGTATAAAGATACATATGTTATGGACCCGGTTGAAAAAAGAGGATTTGATAGTAATCTATGGGTGTGGGAGCATCCAAACTACAATAGAGCATATATGGTGTGTGCGGACGTTGCACGTGGTGACGGAGCTGACTATTCTACTGCACAGGTTATAGACATTGAAGATAGCTCACAAGTTGCAGAATATAGAGGTAAAATTGACACAAAAGATTTTGGTAACTTTCTAACATCACTTGCAACTGAATATAATAATGCACTCTTAGTAGTGGAGAACTCAAATGTAGGATGGGCATGTATTCAACAAATTATCAATAGAGGGTATCCAAATTTATTCTATATGAGTAATGATTTACAATATATTGATACCGAAAGACAAATGTCAAACAAATATTATAGAGACGAAAGACAAATGGTTGCAGGATTTTCGACAACCAGTAAAACTCGTCCACTTATCATATCGGCATTAGACACATATATGAATGATAAAGATATTTTAATTCGTTCAAGTAGATTGATAGATGAGATGTTTACATTCATTTGGCATAGTGGTAGAGCGGAAGCAATGAAAGGATATAATGATGACCTTATTATGGCCTTAGGTATTGGACTTTGGGTTCGTAATACTGCATTGAGATTAAAACAAGAGGGAATTGATTTGACAAAGAATATGTTAAACGCTACAACTATAAACACTAATTCAGGAGTTTATACATCTAATTGGCAACAACAAGGAAATCCATATGAAATGGATTTAGGCAAAGGTGAGAAAGAAAACCTAACTTGGTTGCTAAAGTAATTTTTTTATATTTATATGTTGAAACTATTATAGATGAACGAAGATTTAAATAAGTGGTTTAAAGAAAAATGGGTAAACATCGGCAAAAAAGTTGATGGCAAACATCCACCATGTGGAACTTCGGGAGAAAAGAAAGGATATGCTAAATGTGTTCCTGCAGCAAAAGCAGCCGGAATGAGTAAAAAAGAAAAAGAAAGTGCAACTCGTAGAAAAAGAGCTGCACAAAATAAAGCAGGTAGAGGTGGTAAAGATAGTAGTGGACAAGGTAAAAAACCAATATATGTTTCAACAAAACCAAAAAATGAAACTATGAACATAGAAGAAAAAGTAAATTTATTTTTAGAAAAGAATTGTCCAACTGACCCGGCTAAATGGTCTGCAAGTAAATCAGCTGCAAAATCTAAATTTGATGTTTATCCATCTGCATACGCAAACGGATGGGCAGCAAAAAACTACAAAAGTAAAGGTGGTGGCTGGAAAAAATGTAATGAGGGAGAATCTAATGCATTATGTGAGTGTTGGGATGGATATAAAGAAGTGGGTGGTAAAATGAAAAATGGTAAAATGGTACCAAATTGTGTTCCTATAAAAGAGATTGAAGATAATTATACAACTGCAGTAGTTTTAACAAAAGAAGAATTTTATGAAGATATAAATTCTGATGATGTAAATTATGGTAAAGTAGAACCAGAGGAATATGATGTAGACAACTATGATGATTTCAAAGACTTTATTAAATTTATAAGAGAATATAATACAGAACTATCTGAGGCAACATGTGAATGTATGACTGAAGCAGAGTATCAAGGTAGAAATGTTCCTTTAGGAAAACCAATGAGAGGTGATGTTAAGAAATTTAAAGTTTATGTAAAAAATCCAGCAGGTAATGTTGTTAAAGTAAATTTTGGACATGGTGGAACATCGGCAGCGTCTAAGGGTGAAAAAACAATGAAAATAAGAAAATCTAACCCAAAGGCGAGAAAGTCGTTTAGAGCTAGACATAATTGTGATACTCCAGGACCAAGACATAAGGCAAGATATTGGAGTTGTAGAAAGTGGTAATATTTGGAAAAACCAAAAATTTTCCATATATTTAAAAAAATAGAATTATATCAAAATGGCAGAAAAAACAATATTTAGTAGGTTACAAAAATTATTTTCAACAAATACTATTGTCCGTAAAACGGAGAGAGGTATTAAAGTTATTGATACCGATGAGTATCAAAACATGACTACGAATCTAGTAGACAGATTTATGAAGTTGAAGGTTAGTAACTACGCATCCGGTACCGTAGAATCATCATTAGCATATCAACAAGTTAGAATTGATTTGTTTAGAGATTACGATTCAATGGATAGTGACCCAATTTTATCTGCTGCATTGAATGTATATGCAGATGAATGTACTGCTAGAAATGAATTTGGAAATGTTTTAAAAATACATCACGAAGATGCAGAAATTAAACAAATATTAGAAAATCTATTTTACGATATTCTTAATATAGAATTTAATTTATGGCCATGGGCAAGAAATTTGGTTAAGTATGGTGATTTTTATTTACAATTAGAAATGGCAGAAAACTTAGGAATTGTTAATGTATTGCCACTATCAACATACGAAATGAGTAGAGTTGAAGGATTTGACCCAAACAACCCACAAAGAGTTAAATTTGTATACGCACCATACCAAAACCCATATTCAGGACCATCATCTACACCTAAGAAAGAATATGAGAATTATGAAATAGCTCATTTTAGATTAAATGGTGACTCAAATTTCTTACCTTACGGAAAATCTATGATTGAAGGTGGTAGAAGAGTTTGGAAACAATTGCAATTGATGGAAGACGCTATGTTAATCCACAGAGTAATGAGAGCCCCTGAAAAGAGAATCTTTAAAGTAGATGTTGGTAATATTCCACCAAATGAAGTGGATAACTACATGCAGAAAATTATTAACTCATCTAAAAAAGTTCCATTTGTCGATGAAAGAACTGGTGAGTATAACTTAAAATATAATATGCAAAACTTAATTGAAGATTATTACATGCCAGTTCGTGGTAGTGATAATGGAACTTCAATTGATACTTTGAAAGGATTGGAATATAATATGATTGATGACATTAACTATTTGAAAAATAAGTTTATGGCAGCATTACAAATTCCAAAAGCATATTTAGGATATGAAGAGGACACAAATGGTAAGGCAACACTTGCCGCAATGGATGTTAGATTTGCAAAAACTATTGAAAGAATACAAAGAGTAATAGTTTCGGAATTAACAAAGATTGCAATTGTTCACTTATATGCACAAGGAATTGATGATGATAGATTGACAAACTTTACATTAGAATTGACAATCCCATCTAAAATATATGAACAAGAAAAAGTTGAGTTATATACTTCCAAAGTTGCATTGATTCAACAAATGCAACAAACTAAGATGGTTTCAAAAGAATGGATGTATGAGACTATTTTAAATATGGCCAAAGACGAACAAGAGAAAATGGCAATGCAAGTATTAGAGGATACTAAACAATCATTTAGATTAAACTCAATTGAAACTCAGGGAATGGACCCGGCAAAACCAACAGGTACAGAAGGCCCTACCGATGTAGAGGAAGAGATTAATTCTATAAATTCCGAATTAGAAAGTGAAAGTAAAATCGGTAGACCAAAAGACACAGTTAGATATGGTAAAGATGACCACATTGCTGGTAGAGACCCATTAGGTATTAAAACACTTAAATCAAAAGAAGGCTCAATACCATACAAACCAAGAAAAATATCATATTTAGAAGTTTTTAAAGATATGAATGGTAATAAAAAAACAATTCTAACAGAGAATTTGGATAAATAGTAATAAACTAATATAAAAACATATTTATATCTGATAAATAATATCAATTGATGAAAAAAATAAAGCATTCTAAATTTAAAAATACTGGATTCATATTTGAATTGTTAGTAAGACAAATTACGTCTGAAATCATGTCTGCAAATAAATCAGTAGCAGAAAAAATTTTAAAAGAACATTTTAATTCTAAAAAAGAATTATCTAAAGAACTAAAGTTATATCAATATTTGATTAACGAAAAATATAATTCGGAATCAAAGGCTGAACAATTTATCAATACGATATTGGAAGCTCGTAAAAAGATTGACGAGAAAAAACTTACAAAAGAAAAGTATAACCTTATTAAAGAAATTAAGGAAACTTATAATTTAGATGAGTTTATTAAATCTCCAATATCAAACTACAAAACTCTTGCATCTATTTATAAGATATTTGAAACCGTTACATCTGAAGAATCATTTGACCCAACGGATATAGTTTCATCTAGATTTACTATTGCAGAAAACATTATCAATTCATCTATTCAAAATAAAGATGTAAAGGTAAAAGATGCAGTTTTAGAAGAATATAGAAAACAAGACGAAGATTTAAGAGCAGTATCATACAAATTATTAGTAGAATCTTTTAATAACAAATACAAAAGTCTTACATCTGAACAAAAATCATTATTGAGAGAATATATAAATAACATCAACAATACTGGTAAATTAAGTGAATATGTTAATAATGAAGTTTCTAAATTAGTAGATTCATTGAAAGAAGTTGGTTCTAAGATTAATGATAAAGTAACTAAAATCAAACTAACAGAAACAATTGCAAATGTTAAAAAGATTAAGTCTGTAAAAAAGATTAAAGAACAACACCTTTCCGCAATGATGATGACTTATGAATTATTAAGTGAATTAAAAGAATCAATAAAAAAATAAAAAATGGTAAATTATAGAATTTATAACGCAAAAGAATATACCACAGGACAATCTGGTTCTTTAACAAATGCATGGGGTGTTATGGTTTCCAAAAATGGAATAACATCTGGATCAGTTGTTTTAGAAGGTGTTGTTGATGGAAATTATAGTGGTTCAATATCTCAAACAAGCAATCGTTCTACAATTAAATTGGAACATTTATCAGTTGGAGAACCAATACCAATGCATGTAAGAAGTATTACCGTAACGGCAGGTTCGGCATATCTATTATCATAAAATTTAAACGGAGAATAATATGCCAGCAAAAAGTAAAGCACAACAAAGATTTATGGGTATGGTTCATGCCGTACAAAAAGGTGATATGGATGCACCTTCTCCTGAAGTTGCAAAAGCTGCAGAGGATATCGATGACAAATCTGCAAAAGACTTTGCATCAACTAAACATAAAGGATTGCCAAATAAAGTAAAATCGGAATCAATCGATAAACTTAAAGAAATAATTAGGGGTATGGTTGATGAAATGAATGTTACAGGTAATGTGCAAGGATATGAAATTCCTAATGCATTTGGTAAGAAAGGTAGTGATAAAAAAAGTGCAAAAAAAGCTGCAAAGTTAACCGGATATAGTGTAGTTAATGAGAATCGTTGGATAGAATTGAAAAAAGAAGATTCACCAGCTTATATAAAAGTTAATAAAGGGATTTCAAATATCAACAAACAACTTGCAGAAATTGAAAAATTTATGGGGTGGTATGGTAGAATAAAGCAAGAAAATGGTGTGAGTAATCAAAATTTCTGGAAAAGGACAAATAAACATATTTATACTATAAAAGAGAGATTACTTAAATTAGAACAACAAATCAGAAAAATTGCACAATAAAATGAATTTAGAACAATTAAGAAATGTAGTTAGAGAAGTATTAGATGAGTCCAAAGATGACTACGAAAAACTTTTTAGACATATGTTGAAAAGAACACATAAGTCTTTAAAAGATATGGACGCAAATCAAAAATCTAAGTTCTTTACTGCAGTAGATAAAGCATACAAAGCTAAGAACGAAGGTAGATTATCAAACTTACCAGAAGAATTGGTTGGAAATCAAGATAAGTTAGATACCGATGGTGATGGTGAAATTGAAGCTTCTGATTTAGAAACATTGAGAAATAAGAAATAATGAATAAAGGATTATTGATAGAAACCCATTTGTTTGAAGCAAAACTTCAACAAGAAGACAATGGAACTTATTTGGTTAAGGGAATCCTACAAAGAGCAGGTGCACCAAATCAAAATCATAGAAGATATCCTAAAGAAATCTTAGAAAGAGAATGTAAGAAATACGAACAACTTATCAAAGAAAGAAGAGCATTGGGTGAATTAGACCATCCAGATTCTCCTGTTATTAACTTAAAAAATGTTTCTCATAATATTAGAGAAATTTTTTGGGAAGGTGATGATGTGTGTGGTGTAGTAGAAATACTATCAACTCCATCTGGTAATATCTTAAAAGAATTATTGAAAAATAATATCCGTCTAGGTATTAGTAGTAGAGGATTGGGTTCGGTAAAAGAACTTAGAGATGGTACTGTAATGGTTCAGGAAGACTTTGAATTAGTTGGATGGGACTTTGTATCAAACCCATCAACACATGGTGCATTTATGGCTCCTATGAACGAAAGTAAACAATGGGCAAAAGTAGCAGAGGAATGTGGTAAGTGGTGTAAGTCACAAGATTTAATGAGAGAAATTATAATAGAATTAAACTAATAAGATGATAAAGTTAAAAGATTTAATGAAAGAAAATGAAGAATTTCAAAAATTGCCTTCAAACTTAAAGAAGCATTTTTTGGAAATCATTTCAACATATGGTCAACATAGAGAAGGAATAAGTAGAAAATCTGACATTAGACAGGTTGCAGAAACATTGGGAGCAATTGCAGATGCTGCACAAGAATACACTTTGAGAGAAGGTGATGATTGGTTTGATAGAGTCACTATTAAAAGAAATATGGGTGAATTGAAAAAACTACAAGGTGCATTTGAAAAAGAAGCTAAAGAAGCATCTCAACAACAACAAAGATTGGAAGCACTTTATGAAGATATGGGAAATGTATTGGGTAGATATTTTGAAATTGCAGACATTTCTGAAGATGTTATGAAAGAAAGATTGGGAATAAAATAAAAGAAATAAATTGGAACAACTAGCATCATTATTATTACATAGTAGAACGCAGGCACATTCATTTCATTTAGGACAGAGAGGTGTTGGTTCATTATCTGCACATTTAGCATTGGGAAATTATTACGACTCAATTGGTGGAATAGTAGACGGATTAGTTGAAGCATATCAAGGACAATATGGTTTAATCAAATTACAAGCAGTAAGTGGATTAGATACAAACAATGACATTAAAAATGTAGTTGCATATTTTGATAAATTGATTGCAGCAGTTGCAAAGTTAAGACAAGACGAAAAATTACAAATGAGTTGGTTACAAAACGACATAGATACAGTTGTAACTTTATTATACTCAACAAAATACAAATTGGTTAATTTACAATAAGGATGTTAATAGTTAGTGTTAAAGGTGGAAACATAGAGTGGGCAATAAAAGATTACAAAAAGAGAGTTCAGTCCATAAAACAAATAGAAGAACTTAGAGAAAGGAAGAATTTTATTAAACCTTCCAAAAGAAAAAGGATAGAAAGGCAAGAAACTATAAGAAAAAACAAACTATTTTAATAGTTTTCTTTAGTTTTCTAAAAAATTTACATATATATTACTAAATATCTCATTTTTTATTATGAGATTACAAGACATAGTTGATTAATGAATACCCTTCTCTATAAGGTGTGACCGAACAATCAACATAATTACATTGGAGTTCCCTACAAGAATAACTTCACAACAAAATTTAAGGAGAAAACAAGATGGCAAATTCAAAATTATTGAAAGAAGCAATCGCTGACGCTAAAGCCGTTAAAGAAACTGCATTAGCTAACGCTAAGTTGGCTCTTGAAGAAGCATTTACTCCAAGACTTCAATCTATCTTATCTCAAAAGATGAGAGCAGAAGCTGAAGAAATGGATATGGATGATGAACAAGAAACAACAAACGAAGAATTAAGCTCAACTGGTATCGGGTCTAAAGTAGACGCTGGATACGCTGAGACTCCAGGTTCAAACCCAATTTTAGATGCAATGACTGATTTATCAGTTGGTGTAAAGAAAGATGCTGGTAAACCTGAACAAGCTGGTACTGACTATAAGAAAGTAGCAGACATTTCTGAAGAAGAAAACCCATTTGCTGATGATGCTATGGCTGGTGATGACAAAGATGCAGAAATTGCAGAATTGAAAGCTAGAATTGCAGAATTAGAAGGTGGTGATGATTCTGAAGAAGATTCTATGGATTCAATTACACCTGAAGAAGGTGATTTGGATAACGATGGTGACCATGATATGGCTGACCACGACATGGAAGATGATTCTATGGATATGGATTCCGATGACCAAATGTCAGAAGATGATATGGACTTAGACTCTATCATAAAAGAGTTAGAAAGACAATTAGAAGGTGAAGATTCTGACGAAAACGAAGAATCTATGTACGAAGCTGAAGAAACTGAAAAAGAAGAAAAAGTTGAAGAAGCTAAAGACGAAACCGAAGAAAAAGAAGCTACTAACGAAGAAGCTAAAGAAGATGATAAAAAAGAAGATGATTTGGATGAAGTTATCGATTTAGAAGAAATCTTAAAAGAAATGGAAGCTGACTTAACAAACGAAGCTGAAGAATCTAAAGATGACGAAAAAGAGAAAGAACTTGAAGAAGCATATTCTACTATCAAATCTTTACAAAAAACTATTAACGAAGTAAACTTATTAAACGCTAAGTTATTATTCGCTAATAAATTATTCAGAGCTCACAACATGACTAACGAACAAAAAGTGAAAGTGATTGAAACTTTGGATAGAACAAACTCAGTTAGAGAAGTTAAATTGGTATACTCTACATTAGCAGAGAATTTCAAATATACACCATCTAACAAAATCGCTAAAAAATCAATTCAAGAAGGAATTGCTAGTAAAGTAACAAAATCTACTAAGCCAGCAGTTGCAGAACAAAAAGAAGTAATTTCTGAAAATGCAAACTTCTCTGATAGATTTAAGAAATTAGCAGGTATCATTAAATAAACAAAAACAAATAAATTCATTAAAAATGGACTTAAAACAAATTATGACTGGCGCAAACCCTCAATCAGTAATGCTTGAGCAAACAAGAGGTTTGAAAGCTAAGTGGGAAAAAACAGGATTGTTAGAGAACGCAGGTTCCGAAACAACTAAGCATGGTATGGCAGTAATGTTAGAAAACCAAGCAAAACAATTATTAGACGAAGCTACAAGAACAGGTACATCTGCAGGTTCTGAAGAGTGGGCTGGTGTGGCATTACCATTGGTAAGAAGAGTTTTCGGAAGCATCGCTTCTAAAGAATTCGTTTCTGTACAACCAATGAACTTGCCTTCAGGTCTTATCTTCTACATGGACTTCAAATATGGTACTAACCCAGCAGGTAATCCAAACTTTACTGGTTCTTCATTATTCGGTAATGGTGGAACTTTTGGTAAAGATTCTTTATCTCCATCAGGTAACAAATTAGGTTCAACTCAAGTAGCTGAAGGTGGTTTGTATGGTGCAGGTAGATTCGGATATACAATCAATAACGCTACTGCTGCAATCACTGCAACAGTTGCTTCTGCATCTTTAGCAGATATCGACTACGATTTATCAGTTTCAGCTGTTTCTGCATCTTTTGCAGCTAACACTTTGAAGAAAGTAACTGTAGCATTGCCTGCAGACGCTGATTTTAATGGTATTAGAGCATTCGAATTAACTATGTTGACTGGTTCAAACTTAGCTTATTTCCCTCAATATACTACTAAGAATGGTACTAATGTTGAGTTCGTAGTAAGTGGAACAGCTACAGCTCCATCTGTTGGAACATCTTTAGCATACCACGTACAACCTACTGCAGCTTTAAGAGGTGACTTCGAAGATAGAGGTAATGATTTAGCTATCCCAGAAATCGAATTAGAATTGAAATCTGAGCCTATCGTTGCTAAGACAAGAAAATTAAAAGCTATTTGGACTCCAGAATTAGCTCAAGACTTAAACGCTTACCATAGTGTAGACGCTGAAGCTGAGTTAACTCAAATGTTGTCTGAGTACATCTCTTTAGAAATCGATTTAGAAATCTTAGAAATGTTACAACAAAATGCTTTCACAACTGACTACTGGTCTTCTAAAGTAGGATATGACTGGAATGGTGCTGGATTCGCTATCGATTCTAACGCTGCTGCAGCATCTGCTTACACTAAGAGCACTTGGTATCAAACTTTAGGTATCAAATTACAAAAGGTATCTAACAAAATCCATCAGTTAACAATGAGAGGTGGTGCTAACTTCGTAGTAGTATCTCCAAACGTTGCAACTATATTGGAATCAATGAATGGTTTCTCTGCTAACCCAGGTAAAGACGCTTTATCTTTCGCAGCAGGTGTTTCTAACATCGGTTCTATCTCTAACAGATATGACGTTTACAAAAACCCATACATGACTGAGAACGTATTATTAATGGGCTTCAAAGGTTCTAACTTCTTCGAAACAGGAGCAGTTTACGCACCATATGTACCATTGATTATGACTCCATTAGTTTATGACCCAACTAACTTCACTCCAAGAAGAGGTGTTATGACTCGTTACGCTAAGAAAATCGTTAGACCTGAGTTCTACGGTAAGATTATCATTGATGGTTTAGACCAACTTTAATCTTTGAGTAGATTTTAGTAGTTAAAACTAAAAAAATAAAAAAAGGGGAGAGTAGAAATACTTTCCCCTTTTTGTTTTATATTTATATAAGAACAATTAAAACAAATTAAAAATGGCATATCCAGAAAAACTTTATTCAACGTATGGTAAAGCAATGGACTTTCCTGAATACCAAAGTGTAACAGGAACAACTTTATTAGCAAAAAATCAAGATGGTATGTGGGGATATATTTCCGCATCAAATTTACAAACAACTTTAGATGGTGCAGGTTTAGCAACAGACGCTGACGTACAAGCATTAAGTGCATCCATTGCAACCGCATTTAATGGTACCGGTGATGGTATATTTAATACGGTTCAAGCAAACATCAATGGAACGGGTACTAACTTTAAAGTTGGTGATGATGCATATATTGGAGATATGAACTTAGTAAATACTATGATTGTATCCGGTCAACAAAGTAGATTAGCAGGATACATTCAATTTGGTAGTGGTTCATCGATGCCAACAATTGGTGGTAGTGGTGCAAATAGATTAAATATTACAAATATTCCAACATACGCATCAAACGCAGCAGCATTGAGTGGTGGTTTGGGATATGGTGATATTTATAGAAATGGTGATAATATATGTATAGCTCACGCATAATATAATTAAAGATAATAATTGATTAAAGGGGAGAGTAGAAATACTTTCCCCTTTTTTTATTTATATGACAAATTATTCATATTTATTATTAAAACTAATACACCATGCCAGTTGAACAAAGATATACGGCCTTTGAAAAAGCTAAAAATTATACAAAACAATACGAATTAGATAGTATTGATTCAATAGTAACTCGTCAAGAAGATGGTATGTTGGGATATGTTTCGGCAGGTCAATTCGCAACTACTGGTTCTAATATATTTGAAGGAGGACAAATTATAGATGGAAATGTTACCGTTACTGGTGACATTTATGCAGCTAATTTTGTAACTTCATCAACATTATTATTTACGGGTTCAACTAATCATGGTTCACATATAGAAGATGTACACACATACACTGGTTCAGTTAGAATTACTGGTTCATTAAATGTAATTGGTGGTATCAACGGAGTAATCAATGCAACTAATGGTGTAGTAAGTTCATCTACACAAATAACTGCATTTGGATTTGTTAGTGGAAGTTATGAAACAACGGGTAGAGGAATTGTAAGTAGTAGTTTACAAATAGTTTCATTATTACCTATCGGAATAGTAAGTAGTTCAGTACAAGTATTGGGTGGAAGTGGTGTAGTTAGTGGTTCATATGAAACTACTGGTAGAAGTATTATAAGTTCATCTACACAAATAACTTCATTTGGGTTTATTAGTTCTTCACAGACAATAAATACGGGTTCATTAGCAACAACCGGTTCAAATACATTTATTGGCAATCAAACAATTACGGGTTCATTTTTAGTAAGTGGTTCAACTACACAAATTGGTAATAACACTTTATCGGGAAATACCATAATGAGTGGAACATTAGATGTAAGTGGTTCTACAACATTTAGAGGAGTTCACCAATTAAGTGGTTCAAACTCAATTTTAGGAAATACTATAATGAGTGGTAGTGTTAGTGTAAGTGGTGCATTAGATATACATGGTTCAACAAATTTCCACAATCATACAATTATAATGACGGGTTCGATGTACACGACCGGTTCACAAGTAATTACTGGTTCATTGGATATTAAAGGAGATGTAAATATAGCAAGTGGTTCATCATTCTATCGTTGGGGCAATAAATTATTTAACTATGGAGCATTTTACGATACCCGTACACAAAGTGGTTCGGCAAATGTATCTCAATCTATTCAATTTAATTCAACCGATTATTCACAAGGTGTTACTATTAGTAATAATACAAGAATAGTTTTAGCAAATGTCGGAGTATATAATATACAATTTTCAGCACAATTAGTAGATACTGGTGCAGGTGATTCTATAATACACATTTGGATAAAGAAAAATGGACAAAATGTTCCCAATTCAGCAGGTAGAATTTTCTTACAAGCAAATAAAGAAGTAATAGCATCTTGGAATTATGTAGTTCCTGCAACTTCACCAAACGATTATTATGAATTGGTGTGGCAATCAACCGATGCCGATGCTCGTATTTTATATGAAGCTGCAACGGGAAATATACCGGCAATCCCATCTATAATACTAACGGTCACACAGGTGGCATAACAAAACTAAAATATGAAAGAGATGATAGAAATGTCATCTCTTTTTTTATTCTTATATTTATAGTAGTAAAACTATAAATTTTAAGTAATGTCTGTAAACACATATTGGACGGGTTCATCTGCATCAGAATTTTCATCATCGGCAGTATTGTCAATTGCAACTCCATTTGGATTGTATGATAGTGATACTGATTTTAGATTAGATGCTCCAAAAACAGCAACTTGGGTAGCTAGAAGATTAGGTTATCCTATTGTAAATATTGAATTAGATAATCAACAAATTTGGGCATGTTTTGAAGAATCAGTTTCGGAATATTCTGCACAAGTTAATCAATTTAATATTAGAAATAATATTGATATTCTAAGAGGACAACCTAAAGGTAAAGTTTCAAACTATTCACAAACACTTGTAGATGGTTCATATTTACCAACCGCAGTTCGTATGTCACAACAATACGGAACACTTGCAGGAGTAGGTGGTAATACTGCAATTAAAAAGGCATATGTAAATTTAACATCATCGGTTCAAATATATGATTTAATAAATAATGCATATGATGCAACAACTGGAAATAGTATTTCATCATCACTATCAGGTTCATCATCGACAATAGATGTATTCAAAGTATATCATGAAGCAGTTCCTGCAATTACAAGATTCTTTGACCCATATTCAGTTGGTGCACAAGGTACATTGAACTTAATGAGTGAGTTGGGATTTGGTAATTTCTCACCTGCAGCACAATTCTTAATGATGCCAATATATGAGGATGTATTAAGAATGCAACAAATTGAATTTAATGACCATATTAGAAAATCAACTTTTTCATTTAATATAGTAGATAATAAATTAGAAATATTTCCAGTTCCAACGGGTATGGGAAAAACTAAAGTTTATTTTGAATATATTAATAGAGATGAATTTGAACATGATTCACAAACTATTCAATCAGATTCACTTTCTGACTATTCGGATATTCCATATGATTTTATTCAATATAGAAACATAAATGATGTGGGTAAACAATGGATTAGAAAATATACTTTAGCACTTGCAAAAGAATTATTAGGTGCAATTAGAGAAAAGTATAGTTCGGTTCCTATTCCAGATGGTGAATTACAATTGGATGGTGCAGCATTGAGAGCTGAAGCTCAAGTTGAAAAAGATATGTTACTTGAACAACTTAGAGGAAATTTAGAAGAAATGAGTAGAAAGAATGTGATGGAAAATAAAGCACATGAATCTACACACCACCAAGAAATGTTAAGAAAAGTTCCTTTAAAATTATATGTAGGATAATATGCCAAAATTTGCAGTCGGTAGAGATATCGAATTATTTAAGAGTTTTGCCAGAGAAGTGGTAGACGATGTTGTAGAAAACATTGCAGTTTTGTTTAAAGTAAATTTAAATGAAACTAAAGTAAACCTATATGGTGAAGCTACAAATAAGACATGGTATCCAGGAGTAGAATTAAATGTGTTAATAAATAAATCACCAAACACTGCAGGATACGAAGGATTTGGTTCGGATACATCACAAAATGTAGAATTTAGATTTGATAGATGGATGTTAGAGGAAAAAAATACATATCCAGAAATTGGTGATATTATTTTCTTTGACCAATCTTATTATGAAATTGATAATACAACGGAAGTACAATTTGTAGGTGGATTGCCATCTAATAATTTTAGTGTTGTATGTTCTACATTTATGGTAAGAAAATCGGCTTTAAACATAGAAGAAAGAATAAAATAATATGTCTACAAACCCACTTAGAGAAAATCTAAATAGAGCAGAGCAAGTTAAAGTTACAAAACAAGACTTGAAACAAAGTGTATCTCTTTTTGATATAGATTATGCAATGATGTCTTATTTGGAAGATACTGCATTACCAACTTTAGACGATAATGGTAAAGCTTTAAAGATTCCAGTTATATATGGTAATTCGGAAAGATGGAAGGGTGCACAAAGAGATGGTATTTTCAGAGATAATAAAGGTAGAATACAATTACCATTGATGATGATTCGTAGAAACTCAATTACGAAAGACGAATCTATGCCTATGTTAAATAGACATGTATCATATCCAGCAGTAACAAAATATTCAAAAGACAATAGATACGACAGGTTTAGTTTAATGGGTACAAGTGTAAAACCTAAATACGAATTGTATAGTATAACAATGCCACAATATGTAGAGGTTAGTTATCAATGTATGGCCTGGACATCATATACCGAACATTTGAATAAGGTAATAGAACAATTACAATTTGCAGGAAGTTTTTGGGGAGACAAAGATAAGTTTAAATTTAAAGTAATTTTATCCGATTTTGAAGTTATAAATGAAGTAGGAGAAGGAACTGAAAGAATAAATAGAATTGAATTTTCATTGGCAGTTAAAGCATATTTACTTCCTGAAAAGTTTGATGGAGAAAATACTATTAAAAAATCATTCTCTACCAAAAGAGTTGTTATGTCTACCGAAGTTGATATTACAAGTGGTACGGGTAGATTAGAAGGATTATTGACAACACCATCTCCATATTATGACAATAAAGATTTGATTGATTTCTTATCTTTAAATAATAGTAAAGTAATAAGTGCAGAAACATCTAATGTATCGTTTACCAATATCAAACTTATACCTGCACCTGCACAATTAGAATCAGTAATCACTGCAGGCCTAACATATGATGGAAAATCTTATGATATTAAAGTTTATATAAATGGTGTTAGATATTATCAAACATCACATTTTTCAGTAACATCTTATACTAATAATACTTTACAATTAAATTTATTTCCTGGATTTTCAATAGACTCACAGGATGAAATCACAATAACTGGTAAATTTATAGATTTAGTATAATGAAACGAACACTTTTAGATATAACTCAAAAATTGTTTAGAAAACCTGGTAATGCAATTTTAACTCCAAAAGATTTAAATGATTCAACTTATTTTATTTGGGAAGCAACAGGTTGGAGATTTGTTGATATATTAAGAGAAATTCAATATAGAAAGGAACAAGATAGATTAAGAATTTTTATAAATACACAAAATATAAGTCCTAGAGATTATATAACCGAACAAGGCCCTAATGGGTTATTGATAAAGTTTATAAAAGAAAGTTTTGAATACAATTTGGATAGTCAGGATTTTATTGAAATTAAAGGAGACATAGAAAGATATGCTTAAACAATTTAATTCAAATAATAGAAAATTAAATAGAGTTATTCCTCCAAGAGTGAATACGGAAAATCTTGTCAATTTAGATTTAACTGGAAGTTTACAAAATATAGAATTACCAACTACAAATAAATTTAATTCAAATACTCGTTCTAACCCCAACTCAATAAAATTAGTAAACAACAAATCAAATATATCTAATTTTTATCAAGAGATATTAGAACATAGTGCGAGATATGTTAGTAGACAAATTGATGCATTTGATAATATTGAGAATACATTGACAATATACGATGTTAGTTTAGATTATGGAACTGAAGGTGCATCATCTGACAATTTTGAAGTGTTGGTGTATGGTTTACATATACCAGGAGATTATACAATTAAAGAAGTTGGAAATAATGTGGTTATAACTTTAAATGATGAATACATAGATTTTGATTCTGTCACAATAAATGATATTTATGTTATAGGTAAATTGTTAGAAATTCCAATTGCAACCGAAAATGATTCAATAATAATAACCGAAGATGGTTTAGATATAATAATGTAATAAATGGCAAACTCAAGAAAAAGAATATCAGAATTACCTCCATTAAATGTTGCTTCATTAGACACAACATTTGTACTTGGTATTTCAGGTAGCACGACATATAAAATTTCTATAAACAATTTAACATCTTCATTGGATGGTACATTTGCAACGGACTTAGTAACTAATACATTAAGTAGTTCATTAAATAGTAAATTATCTACATCATCTTTTAATTCTTATACTGCATCAGCTATAAATGGTACAATAAGTGGTTCATCACAATTGACAAGTTCATTAGACCAAAGATATGTAGTAAGTGGAAGTATTACTCAAACAACTTGGGATAATATTGCAAATAAACCAACGGGTATAGTTTCACAATCTACGGATTTGAGTTCTTTGAATACATTCACTGCAAGTATTTCAACTGCAAGTTTAGTAACATCTATTTTAAATTTAAATACATTTACTGCTTCACAATCTACATCATCATTAGTAAATAGATTAAACGCAATTGAAAGTGTAAGTGGCAGTTGGATTACCGAAAGTGAAACGGGTTCGTTTTTGAGAAATTTAAGTGGAGCAATAAGTTCTTCATCTCAATTAACATCATCATACGATACAAGATATACATTGAGTGGTAGTGTTCAACCATTACCTTCAAATTTATTAAGTTCATCAGCACAAATAACTGCATTTGGATTTATAAGTTCGTCACAAACAATTGATAGTGGTTCATTAGTAACTACATCATCATTTAACACATTAAGTTCTTCGGTAGATAGTAGATTAGATACATTAGAAGCATCAATCATAACGGGAAGTATAAATTATGTGCAAGTATTAGGAAATAGAAGAACAAGTATCACAACGCTTGGTGTATCAATAATAAGTGGAAGTATTACTACAACGGGTAATCCTGTCCAAATTATGGTGACCGGTGATGCAAACCCAGTAAATGTTACATCTTGGACTAGATTACAAATTTACAGAAATGAAACTGCAATTGGAAATATTGTTCAAGTTGAAAATAGTTCAAACTTAAATGTACCATATTGTGTAAATGTAATAGATACCGCATCGGCCGGAACTTATACATATAGTATGAGAACTGTTAGTGGTATTTCAGGTCTTTTTGACTTTGGTGAATCAACAGGCCCTACTTTAACAATAGTAGAATTAAACACAAATACAAACTTACCATCTACAAATAATACATTCACCGGAACAAATAGATTTAATGGACAAGTAACATTAGGTGGTGCAGGTGGTGATGAAGGTGGTGAACTACAACTTGCAACCGCACAAACTAATACAACTCTAACAGGTAATGTAGTTAGTCTGGACATTTATCAAGATAGATTAAGAATTTTTGAAGCCGGTGGAAACGCAAGAGGTGTGTATATTGATTTAAGTAAAACACCCGGTGGTAATGCAGGTGAGTTAATGTGGAAAGCAAGTGGAATTGTAAATGCAGGAACATTTGTAACATTGGATAATTTAAAAGCAACTATTACAACAAGTGGTAATAGAGGATTAAGTTTAGCAACGGTGGCTGGAAGTATTTCCGGTTATATATCTGCACAATACCAAGTAATGACGGGTGGAAATAATGGTACAGCTATATCTGTAAGTTTAACAACATCAGCTAGTACATCTTTGTTTGCATATAACTTTGTTAGTGAAGGTGATACCGCTACCTACATTTTAAGAGATAATACAAACAATAGAGTATATAGAATTATTATGATAATTGGTGGTGCATACAACAACAACTTCATTTCAATAGAAAGATTATTTTAAAGATATTTATAGGTAATGGCAAGTTTAATAAGATTAAAACAAATAGAGAGTGGTTCATCATTAGAACAAGCAGCAGAAGTTGGACAAGACTTTAGTCAATCTGTAATTAATATAGTACAGAGTGAAGTGGCTGGAATATTACCTGATGGAGTTGTATCAGGTTCATCTCAAATTTATATTACTGGAACAATTGGATATAATGATATAGCAACTGATTTAGAAGTAGCAGTTATAAGTTCTTCGTTATCGGCATCACAAGTTTTAATATCTTCATCAATAAGTTCGTCAATTGCTGCAACATTAAGTGGAAGTGCATTATCGGTGACTGCATTAAGTCAATCGGTAAGTGCAAGTTTACGAACTATAACTACATCTTATACAACAACTGCATCTTTCCATTCATACACCGCATCTTTAGGAGATACATTTGCAACCGACTTGGAAGTTTATCTTACTGCATCGAACATTATTGACCAGGGAGAGTTTTAATTAAAAGTTATATTTATACATAATAAAGTAAATTAAGAATAATATAGATGGCTCAATTAATACAACATAAAAGGGGTGCCTTAGAAAGATTATCCAATATTACGGGTTCTCTGAAAAAAGGAGAAATCTTAATTGTAACCGGTTCATCTAATATTACATCTTCAAATGGTTCATCCATTGTATTTGCAGCAACTGAAAGTGGTTTGGTTCAAGCTACCAATAGATTTATAATTGGCAGTTCGGCACCAAATCAATTTCCAACATCGACTTATGGTGGTTTAGTAAATGGAGTTCCTTATTATGATAGTGGTAGTGGAACTTTATATTTGTTAGGAAATGATGGCAATACTCCAATTAACTTAACAGGTAACATTGGTGCATTTAGTGCATCGGTAGCAACATCATTTAGTGCAAGTAATGTAAGTTTAAATACTTTAAGTTCTTCCATTTCCCAATCCATTGTTGATATTGTAAGTGCATCATTGAGTAGTTCATTATCGGTAATAGCAACGGATATAGAAGTTGCAATTGTTAGTGCATCATTATCATCGTCACAAGCTTTAATATCATCTTCAATTAGTACATCAATAGCATCAACTTTAAGTGGAAGTGCTGCATCGATTACAAGTTTAAGTTCATCAGTATCGGCTTCATTGGCAAGTTTGAGTGCAAGTAGTGGGTTTATACAATATGTAACAAATAGTGTTCAAAACCTAACAGGAATAGAAGTTGCAGATTATAGTTCGGATGTTGCAGTGACATTTGTAAACGGAACATTGAAATTTATTTTTGGAACACCATTAGCACCAACATCAGTAGCAGCATCTTTAACCGGATTTGCAACGGATAGATTTAATAATGTAACAGATATATATTCAGTTAATGGAACTTGGAATAATCAAGGATATACATTAGTAAGTGCATCATTATACGAAGGAGCAACCCTATTAACACAAGTTGGTAGTGGAACATCTTTAACATATAGTACAACAACATCGGGTTCTCACACATATAGATTGGAATATACGGCAAGTTCTCCATTGGATAATAGTTTATATAAAACATCAACTACAACAACGGGAACAGTATCTAAAACAAATCCTGCTTCACCTACATTAACACCAACCACAACAATTCAATTAGGAACTACTTCAAATCAAATTGAACAAGGTGCAACTGGTAGTATTTCTTTTATATCATCTTCGGCAAATCCTTCTAATGGTTGGAATTTGACAAGTGTAACAACGAATGTGGCATCACCATATTCAGTAACGGGTTCTGCAACGGGTTCTACTTCAATTAGTATCACTGCAACTGCAAACTACGCATCTCCAACGGGTGATAATATTCCTGATACTACAACTACATCAACTGCAACTACTACTTATACAAAAATTAGAAGTTTAAGACATGGTGCAAGTGCAGCAACATCATTTACTGCTGGAGAATTGGAAAATGTTGGTGCATGGGATACTACATTAGGTGGAACGATAGGAACAATTGTAAAAGGAACAACAACTGCAAGTGGCCAAAGTCTAACAATTACTTGGACAGGAGATAAATTCCATTATATAGTATTTGATTCGGCGAGAGCAAACTTAACAAGTATTACTACAAGTGGATTTGGAGTATTAGGACAATTTACATTAAGTACAGTTGGGCAATACAAAGTATACAAATCAAATACACTACAAGCAGGTGGAGCAGGAAGTAGTATAACATATATATTAACATAAATAGAACGATAAGAAATGGCAATTATATTACCTGGTGGGTTTAACATAACGAACAATGAGCCTGTTGATGCTAGAATAAGTTTAGCAGACCAGTCGGCACGTTATGCTTTATCATCAGCTAATGTATATGAGGGATTGCAAGTTTATCAAAGAGATACAAATCAAATTTGGGTACTAACCGATACAGCAAATGTTGGAAATTCAAATGGTTGGTTACAATTGGTAATAGGAAGTTTGGAAACAAATCTACCAAGTGGAGTTATAAGTAGTTCACAACAAGTAATTGATATAATTTTATCAAATTTTACTCAATTTACACAATCAATCGACAATACCTTTGCAACAGACCAGGAGTTGTATGTTACATCTTCAAACTTGGATGCAGGAGAGTTTTAACACATAGTAAAATAAAATATATAAAAATAACCGAAATAAATCTATTAATTAAATATGTTTTAACTTAAAATAGATATTTATTGAGGAATAACCTTAATTAAGAGAATAACAAAAAAATATGGCACAAATCATTAGACACAGACGTGGTAGTTTAGAAGCCCTTTCGGCAGCAACCTCATCGTTTCAAAAAGGTGAATTAATAATAGTATCAGGTTCGTCAAACCTTACCACAACCAACGGTTCTGGTATGGTGTTTGCAGCCGTAGAAAGTGGTTCAATACAAGCAGTAAATAGATTTTTAGTAGGAACAAATGCACCAAATGTATTTAGTTCTTCTGCTTATAATGGGTTAGTTAAAGGTGTTCCTTACTATGCAAGTGGTAGTTCAACTTTATACTTACTTGGTTCTGACAAAAATGATATCCCAGATTTAACGGGTAACATTAGTAATTTCAGTGCATCAGTTGTAACTTCCTTCTCAGCAAGTAATGCAAGTATAACATCATTATCTGCTTCAGTTGCTTCGGTAACTGGTAATTTTAGTTCTTCAGTTGCAACTTCATTCTCAGCAAGTAATGCAAGTATAGTTGCTTTATCTGCTTCAGTTGCATCAGTAACCGGAGACTTTAGTTCTTCAGTTGCAACTTCATTTAGTGCAAGTCAAGCTTCTCAAACTGCTTTATCTGCATCAGTTGCATCAGTAACAGGAAACTTCAGTGCTTCAGTTGCTCAAACATTTACAACTCAAAGTCAAAGAATTTCTTCATTAGAATCATTTAGTGGTTCTCAATTAACTCAAAATAGTGATTTAGCAACTATTACAGGTTCTTTGATTAGTTCTGCATCAACTGCAAAATCTACAAATGATACACAAGATGGTAGATTAACTAATATTGAGACGTTTAGTGCAAGTGTAAATACATCTATTTCTAATTTAAATACAACAACTGCAAGTTTAAACACTTCGGTTTCATCTTTAAATTCATTTAGTTCTTCTCAATTGACTCAAAATAGTGCATTAGCAACTATTACAGGTTCTTTGATTAGTTCAGCATCAACTGCAAAAACTACAAACGACACACAAGATGGTAGATTATCTAATTTAGAAACTACATCTGCAAGTGTAAATACTTCAATTACAAACATAAATTCATTTAGTAGTTCAGCAAATACAAGATTTACTGAAATTGGAGTTGTAAGTGGTTCATTGATTAGTTCAGCATCAGCTGCAGCAATCGCAATTGCAAACTTAAATAGTAATAGTGGTTCATACGCAAAATTAGCTGGAGGTAACAATTTTGACGGAACACAAGTAATAACCGGTTCGGTTTATATTACAGGTTCATTGGTAGTATATGGTTCATCATCGTTTGCTAATGTATCTGCATCCGTAGTTGAAATCGGAACTAATATAGTTAAATTAAGTACCGCAACACCAGCAGTTAGATTTGGTGGAATATCGGTATCGGATAGTGGTAGTGGAGCAGGTGCAAGTGGTTCATTATTATGGGATTCTCAAAATAATCATTGGATTTATCAACATCCATCTGGTGGTGCAGAATCAGGTTTCACTGCAAGATTGATATCTGGCCCTGCAAATTCTGGTTCAATAGGTAACGAATTAGGACTTACTGCGGGTAAAATCACACTTGCAGTTGGTGATGACCATCTTGGTGACTCAATCATTACACAATTAGACAATTCTAAAATAAATATTGGTGGTGGTTTAGGTGTTAGTGGTTCAATTATTGTTAATAACGCAATCATAGGTACTGGAAGTATATTCTTACAACCTGATATTAACGATGCAAGAAAGCTTGAAATTTATAACACTTCGGTAACAGATGTTCATATTAAAGCAACGGGTGGACAAACCTTCTTAGGTGACGATACTAACTTTGTAGAGATTAATGATAGTTTACAAACTGTAACTGTTAAGGGTGTAAATGGTGTATTCATTGAAACTTCATTAAATGTAACTGGTCCAATAAGTGCATCAGCAGGATTTAGTGGTTCAATTGCAGGTATTGGAAATGTAACCGAATATTCTCAATCAGTTAGTGCTTCATTAGCATCAATCACTGCAAATGTAGGTAGTGGTGTTGGAGTTTCAATTACAAACTTAAACTCATTTAGTTCTTCTACATTAGGTAGATTATCTAATATTGAATTATTTAGTTCATCAGTTGAAACAAAATTAATTGAGATTGGAGTTGTTAGTGGAAGTTTAATAGCTTCAGCATCTGCAGCAAAAACAACAAATGATTCACAAGGGGTTTCGATAACAAATTTAAACACATTTAGTGCAAGTGTAAATACTTCAGTAACAGCATTAAATAGTTCATCAGCATCTCAACAAGTATCATTAGATAACTTAAATACATTTAGTGGTTCTACATTAGGTAGATTAACAAACTTAGAAAATACTTCTGCAAGTGTTAATACTTCGGTATCTGCGTTAAATACTTCATCTGCATCACAACAAATTAGTATCGATGCATTAAATATATTTAGTGGTTCGTCTTTAACTAGATTATCTAATTTAGAAAGTACGTCTGCAAGTGTTAATACATCGGTATCGGCTTTAAATAGTTCTTCTGCTTCTCAACAAATTAGCATTGACGCTTTAAATACGGTAAGTGGTTCAAACTTAGGTAGATTATCTAATTTAGAAACAACTTCTGCAAGTGTTAATACTTCAATTACAAATATCAATTCATTTAGTTCATCTGTATTAACAAGATTGACTGAAATTGGAGTTGTAAGTGGTTCACTAATTGCTTCAGCATCAGCTGCTAAGACAACAAATGATTCGCAAGGACTTAGATTGGATAATTTAGAATCTAAATCATCAAGTGTTGATATTTCAATTGCAGCTTTAAATTCTTACACATCTTCTAATACTTCTACAACTGCATTAAACGCATTTACTGCATCAGCAATTGATAAGTTTACTGAAATTGGAGTTGTGAGTGGTTCATTGATTGCATCTGCATCAGCAGCAAAATCTACAAATGATACACAAGATGGTAGATTAACTAATATTGAATTATTTAGTGCAAGTGTTAATACTTCGGTATCGGCATTAAATACTTCATCTGCATCTCAACAAATTAGTATAGATGCATTAAATGTAGTTAGTGGTTCAACTTTGGGAAGATTAACAAACTTAGAAAGTACATCGGCAAGCGTAAACACATCCGTATCTGCTTTAAATACTTCATCTGCATCACAACAAATTAGTATAGATGCATTGAATACATTTAGTGGCTCTACATTGGGTAGATTAACAAACTTAGAATCTACATCTGCAAGTGTTAATACTTCAATTACAAATATTAATTCATTTACATCATCTGCAAGTGGTAGATTATCTAATTTAGAATCTACATCTGCAAGTGTAAATACTTCAATATCAGCTTTAAATAGTTCATCTGCATCTCAACAAATTAGTATTAATGCATTGAATGTAGTTAGTGGTTCAAATTTAGATAGATTATCACAATTAGAAACTGCAAGTGGAAGTGCTAAGGTTTCAATAATAGAATTAAACAACTTTACATCTTCATTCAAACAGGCTATCAGTTTAAGTGGACAAAATGTAGAAATACAAGGTGACTTAACGGTTAAAGGTACTACTACATCAATTTCATCAACAACTGTACAAATTGGTGATAACATCATCGAATTAAATGGTACAGGAGCTGCAAATGGTGGTTTATTAGTTAAAGACCCAACTGCACCTTCAACTGCATCTGGTTCATTATTGTGGGATTCTGCAAATGATTATTGGAAAGGTGGAACATTAGGTAATGAATCTAAATTATTAAGACAATTTGGTGATTCAGTTGTAAGTGGTTCGTCTCAAATTACAATTTCATCAACGACTGGATTTGACACATTTAGTGGTTCAATAGCAACTTCATTTAGTGGAAGTAACGCTAGTATTACTGCATTATCTGCAAGTGTAGCAAGTGTAACTGGAGACTTTAGTTCATCTGTCGCAACTTCATTCTCAGCAAGTAACGCTAGTATCACTGCATTATCTGCAAGTGTGGCAAGTGTGACTGGAAACTTTAGTTCATCGGTAGCAACATCATTCTCTGCAAGTGCAGCATCTCAATTATCTTTGAGTTCTTCATTTGCATCGTCTCAAACTACACAAAATACTAGATTAGGTTTATTAGAAACATCAACTGGAAGTTTAAATTTATTTACTTCTTCGATTGATACTACTATTAAAACTAAATTAAACGCTGAAACTGTTGTAAGTGGTTCATCACAAATTGATATTACACAAACAACTGGATTTAATACATTTAGTGCATCAATTGAAACAAGAATTTCAGTAATAGACGGAGGAACTTATTAATAATAAAAAAGAAAGATAAATAAAAATATATGGCAACAAATAACACAACTTCATCAATTTTACTGAAACGCTCGGGTGTCGCAGGTTCGGTACCTACAACCACATCGTTACAGGTAGGTGAAATAGCATTAAATACCTATGATGGTAAAGCGTTTTTACACAAGTCAGGTTCAACCGATGAGGTAGTAGAAATCGTAGTTGCCGGAGCAAAGGTAACTGGTTCGATTAGTCTCTCTGGAGCAGTTAGTGCATCGGTAGTATCTGCATCATTCTTAGTAGGTGATGGTAGTGGAATTAGTGGTGTAACCGCATCAATGAGACCTGATGACTTTGATTTCAACTCTGACCCATTTGCAGGTACAATCGGATATATTCAAGGTAGTGGTTCTCTTTATAAAGTAGCAACTACTGAAAATGCAGTTGACTTTAGATATAACGATGTAACAATTGCAACTATCACAACTGCACAAGGATTTAGTGGTTCTCTTTACGGAATTGGTGATGTGTTGGCATTTAGTGGCTCAGTTCATGGTAGATTATATCAATTAGAACTTTCAGCATCATTCGGACCAGATGCAGGTCAATTCTAAAGATTAAATAAAATTATAATAGAAACCCCTCATAGTAGGGGTTTTTTATTTTATAATATATTTATGTTCGTAGTATATACTACATTTGTTGTTAAATAACTTAAAATACGCCATATGGCATCAATTGTTCAACTGAAACGCTCTGCGTTATCGGGAAAGGTACCTGGTACGGGTTCATTAAATTTAGGAGAATTAGCGGTAAACACTTACGATGGTAAGATTTACTTTAAAAAATCGGGTTCAATTGAATCGGTTGAAAGTGTATTAACAACAAATTCCGTAGTAACGGGGTCTATTAGATTAGAGGGAACTGGTTCTTTCGGTTCTTTAAGAGTAAACGATACACTTACCGTAAATCATGGTGTAAGTGTAATAAGTGGTTCTTTGGGAATTACATCCGATTTGACGGTTTTAGGTCAAATCAATGCAAGACAATTTAACATTTCGGTAATATCATCATCTGTTCTTTTTGAAAGTGGCAGTTCTAAATTCGGTAATACTTCGGATGACATACATAGTTTTACAGGTTCAGTAAATATTACGGGTTCATTTTTATTAAATGGACAAGAAGTGGGTGGTGGTACAACATCGGGTTCATTTACTGGTTCATTTACAGGAGATGGTAGTGGGTTGAGAGGAGTAGTTAGTGATGATTTGCCAATTGATGGTTGGGATTATAATTCAAATAGTTCTGCATCAATTAGTGAATTTAATAATGAATCTAGAAAATATTTAATAGATTTTCAATGGGATAGTGAAGTCGGGACTCCGATTGGATTTAAAACATTTATATCAAATGTAACAGGTAGTTCACAAATTGTTCCAACTGAAGCTGGTATTAAATTTATTGTAGGAAATCAACAAGTCGCGTTAGTAGGGCCTAATGGTATAGAATCGATACCACCCGCAGGAACTGTGAGTGGTTCATCTCAATTGACAAGTTCATATGATACAAGATATGTTTTAAGTGGTAGTATAACACAAACAAATTGGGATAACATTGCAAGTAAACCTTCTGGAATAGTAAGTGGTTCATCACAAGTAATTGGTATATTAGATTCATTAAATACTTACACTGCTTCAGTTTCAACTGCATCAATAGAAACAAGATTAACATCTTTAATAGAAAAAACGGGAAGTTACGCCACAACGGGTTCTAATACATTTAGAGGAACTCAAACATTAAGTGGTTCAATTATACCTGCCATAGATAATACATACGATTTAGGTAGTTCGGAGTACCAATGGAGAGATATATATGTTTCATCTGGTTCACTTTATATAGATGGAACAAAAGTTTTAAGTTCAACTGGAAACGAATTACAAATTACAACTGATGCAGGTCAATCAATTAAGATTTTAGAAGCAGGAAGTGATAATATTATTTTACAATCTGCTGACGGAAATATTGAACTAAAATCATCAGGTGGAGGTAATTTATTATTTGACCCAACAACTGGATTAATCGATGTTAGAGGAACTTTACAAATACAAGATGGAAATAAAGTAACATCCTCAGGAGGAAATGCTATTGTTTTTGGAAATAATATAGTAGTAAGTGGTTCTTTGGAAAGTACCGGAAATATTAATGGTATAAATCTTACAACATTTAGTTCTTCGGTTGCAACACAAATATCTACAATCCAAACTAATACGGGTTCATCAAATCAAAGATTGACAAGTATAGAAAGTAAAACAGGAAGTTATGCAACAACCGGTTCTAATACTTTTTATGGTACACAAACATTTAGTGGTTCACTTTATGTTGCAAATGACTTAATTGTACAAGGTAGTTCATCAATTCAATATATTTCAGCATCATCTGTATCAATTGGAACCAATATTGTTCAATTAAATACAGCAAACCCATCGGTAAGATTTGCAGGTTTGACTATAATAGATAGTGGGTCAGTTGGAGGTTCGGGTTCATTGTTATACGATTCGGTACAAGATGAATTCATATTTGTACATAGAGGAAATGGTACAAATGTAACATCATCTCATTTTGTATTAGGACCCGAAACATACGATAATTTAGGAAACGAAATTTATCTTACAAATAATAGATTACCAAAAGGAACAGGTAAAGAACATTTAGTTGATTCAAATATTACAGACGATGGAACTACAATTTCATTAGGTTCAAATGTTAATATTACAGGTAGTATTACAATTTCGGGAAATGTTGATGGAGTTGATGTATCGGTATTGAATAGTAACATTAATTCATTCAGTTCTTCTGCATTAACAAGATTGTCTACATTAGAAGTTGAAACGGCTAATTTGGAAACATTTACATCGTCTATTAATACGACCATTAAGACAAGATTAAATGCAGAAACGGTTGTAAGTGGTAGTTCTCAAATTGATGTAATGTCTACAACAAACATTGCAAGATTGGCAACTACTGGTTCTAATTCATTCGTAGGAAATCAATCAATAACTGGTTCTGGATTTTTAGTACATAATCTTAGAACATTGAGTTCTGCAAATAATTCAAATTACCAATTAGGAAATGATACTACTGCAAATGGTTCCGGTATGGCATTGTTTGGTAGCACTTTTACAACATCCGGACAATATAGACAATCTGGTATGTATGTTTATAGTAACCAAGCAGGTGGTATGACCTTACACGCAGAAGGTGCAAATCCAATGTATTTATCAACAAATGGAACAACTGCTATAACAATTAGTAGTGCTCAAAATGCAACATTTGCAGGAACAATTACTGAAAATTCATCAATACGATATAAAGAAAATATTGAAACTATAAAATATGGTTTAGATAAAGTTCTTCAAATGAGAGGTGTTACATATGATAAAAAAGATAATGGTGTACGAGAAATGGGTGTAATAGCTGAAGAAATTTATGAAGTTTTGCCTGAAGTAGTTTTGAAAAATGAAGAGGGTGAAATAGACTCAGTTTCATATGGTAGAATTGTTGGTGTATTAATTGAAGCAATAAAAGATTTAAAGAAAGAAATTGAAGATTTAAAATCAAATAGATAATGGCAAATCTTATCAATCTCACCATAAACGATACGGGTTATATAGGATTACCATCAGGAACAACCGACCAAAGACCAGGTTCACCTGTAACGGGATATGTTAGATTTAATACAACATTGGGTATCATTGAATATTATAATGGTAGTTATTGGATAGACCAAACAACTGGAAAAGTTGCAGAAGGAACTATTGTAACATCCGGTTTACAACTTCATTTGGATGCTGCAAAATCAACAAGTTATAGAGGTGGAAAAATGTGGTATGATATTAGTGGAAATGGACATCACGGAATATTTTATAATTCACCAACTTATAGTTCGACTGATGGAAATGGGAGTATTGCATTTAATGGTTCATCTCAATATATGACATCAAATATAAAAAATACTACATTAGATGGTGACCCAAATTTCACAGTAGATTTTTTTGTAAAAAGAACTACCGATTTTAATGTAGGTGCATTTTGGGGAATTGGTGGTACAGGACAAGGAAATGCAATATCCGGTTGGACTCCAACTACAAATAGAATACATATAGATGTGTATGATTCTACTAGATTAGATAGTGCAACGGATTATCCATTGAATACATATGTACATGTTGCATGGGTAAAATCGGGTTCAACAATTAGTACTTCAACCACAAAATGTTATGTAAATGGTGTAGAAAAAGCGTTAACACTAACACGTTCACAAACATCCGCTCCACAATATAATACATCAACATCGGGTATAGGTGTTACATTGGGAAGAATAGTTTCAAATGCTGATGGATATTATGCACCAATAACTATGGGTGTATTTAGAATATATAATACTGCATTATCCTCTTCAGATGTATTACAAAATTATAACGCACAAAAATATAGATTTGGATTATAATGGCAACTTTTAAAAATTTAACAATAAACGATACTGGGTATCTAAAACTACCAACAGGAACTACTGCAGAAAGACCATCCGCTTCAAACGGATATTTAAGATTTAACACTAGTTCAGGAAAACCTGAAATATATGTAGGAAGTTGGTTTAATACTGATGCTAGAAGTGAAGGATATATGTATTATTATGAAGGTAGAGATGCCTCATTATATACCGGAAATTGGAATAATTCAACAACATATTCAATGTTAAATTTTGGTGGTTTAGGACATGTTACAGCACATGGGTGGTCAACAGGCCCTGCAACATATACTTTAACATTAGGTTCTATACCAACTCATACTCAAGTTCGATATGTTGTTTTTTGGCATATGGTTGATTCATTGGATACTGAAACAAACTATTTATATTTAATGAATTCGTCTGGTACCGAAACCGAATTTTTAAGATTTACAAAAACATATAACACAGACCCATCTCCATCGGTTTTACAATCAGGCGCAAGTGCAACTTGGAGTGGCCCAAAATCATATACTTATAGGCCTTGGGCAAATGGTGCATATAATAAAGATGGATATTATGTATTTGATAGTGGATATTATGACCACACATCTACTTCATTTACCGCAAGGCATGTATTGGGTGCAGACCAAGCACAAGCGGATGAAGCGGAATATCTTTCACATGTTCAATTATGGATAAAATAGTATGGCAAGTTTAAAAAATACAACTATAACAAGTTCAACCGGGTATATAGCATTACCAGCGGGAACAGGTGCAGAAAGACCATCACCATCAACAGGAATGATGAGATATAATTCATCTCGTTCCGAAGTTGAAGTGTATAATGGGTCAAACTGGATTAGTGCACAAAAAAGAAAAGAAAATTATAGCACATCTGGATTGGTGTGTTATATAGATGCAGGAAATCCACAATGTTATAGTGGTAATGGTAGTACTTTGACGGACTTATCGGGATATGGAAATAATTTAACTTTACCTGGGTCCGGCGTAACATTTAATACTACCGGTGGAGGTTCTTTATACTTTGATGGAACAGCGAGAGCAAATGTTGCACACCATACTTCATTGGATTTTTCAGGAACACAACAATATACTGCAGTAATTTGGGTTAATCCATCATTAGGTGGAACGACTTGGCATGGGTTAATAAGCAAAGGAAACTCACAACAATATGCTGCAACATTACGAAGTGCATTAAAATATATTCATTATGAAACAAACTATTCATTGGCAGCAATGGATACACCTACAAATTCAATAGAAGGTAGTAAATGGCAACAAGTTGTCATTAGAAGCAATGGTTCATCAAAAGCAACTTTTATTAATACAATAAGATGTGCATATGTAACAGGAGTTGTTAATTCAAGTAGTAATACTGAAACTTTAAGATTTGGTGAAGGTAATGATGGTGAATTACTTGTTGGGTATTTAGGTGCAGTTATGATTTATAATAGAGCATTAACAGATGAAGAAATTGGAAATGTATTCAATGAACAAAGGGGGAGATATGGAGTAGATGCACCATTGGGTTCAGCATTCAATCCCGCGGATTCCGCAGCAACTATTAAAGCAATGTATCCAAATGCACCAAATGGTGTATATTATATAAATTTACCAACAGCAGGGCCAACTAAAACATATTGTATTATGGATAGCTTATTTGATGGAGGTGGATGGATGTTGGCAATGAAAGCAACGAGAGGAACTACTTTCAATTATGCTGCAAGTTATTGGACTAATAGAAATTCATTAAATCAATCTAATTTGAATTTAGACGATGGAGATGCAAAATTTGATACATTTAATTACTTTGAAGGTTCCGATTTGATGGCAAGATGGCCAGATATTGCAACCGATGGTGGTAGTATATCTGGAGCGGGTTGTTGGACTTGGTTAGAAAAAAGTTTTAATAGTGGTAGAGCTAGTAGTAGAACAAATTTAGTTGATTTTTTTACGAATGCAGGAACATTTACAAGTGGATATGGTGGATATTTTATTAGAGATGCAAAAACATTTAGTGGTTGGGCAAGTGGAATATTTTCAAGTCAGGTGGATATTAGATTTTATGGATTTAATTTTGACGGTCCTGGAAATTATTTTGGAAATGATAGAACCAGATGTAGATGGGGTTTTGGGTGGAATGAAAATGGTGAAGGATTGTATTCATCACCCGCAACATTGGTGACAGGTGGTGCACCAGGTTCAAACGATGTCGGTGGTGGTATAGGTATGGATGCACAATTTGGTAGTTATTCCGCAGGTGATATAATTAATTGTTGTCAAGATACTACTGGTATAAATAGAAGTGCAAGAGTAGAAGTCTATATTAGATAATAAAAGAAAAAAGATATTATTATATTTATAACAAACATAAAGAATTAAATGGCAACATTAATATTAAATAGTACAACAACACCAGTAACTACACAAGGTCAGTTAGAATTCAATACTGATAAACAAACATTGGTTGTAGGTAATGGTACATTAGAATTACCAATAGCAAGTGTTTCTGGTTCAAACCATTTTAAACAAAGTCAATTTATTACAGGTTCACTTGTTGTTACTGGAAACATAACTGCAAATGAATTTCATGTAACTTATGTTAGTGCATCTTCGGTGTTTAATTCTGGTTCTACTAAATTTGGTAATACTGTTGACGATATACATGAATTCACAGGTAGTGTAAGAATAAAAGGTTCAATCAATGCTCCTGAAATTGCTTTAAGTAATTCCGGAGAAACAGATATATTAGTAAGAGATGGTAATGGTTTGTTAAAATATAGAACATCCGTTTCATTGGGTGGTACACAAGGTGCAACTGGACCACAAGGTACAACTGGTCCACAAGGTACTCAAGGAGTAAAAGGAGATACTGGTGACCAGGGATTTCAAGGTCATCAAGGTTTTACAGGTGTACAAGGTTCAACCGGAGCTCAAGGTGACCAAGGCCATCAAGGTTTTCAAGGTGTACAAGGTTCACAAGGTGTGCAAGGTTCCGTAGGTGCACAAGGTGACCAGGGGCATCAGGGTTTCCAAGGTGTACAAGGCTCACAAGGTGTGCAAGGTTCGATAGGTGCACAAGGAGACCAGGGACATCAAGGTTTTCAAGGTGTACAAGGTTCTGTGGGTGTGCAAGGTTCACAAGGTACACAGGGTTATCAGGGTGACCAGGGTTTTCAAGGTGTACAAGGTGACCAGGGTTCACAAGGTGCACAAGGATTTCAAGGTACGCAGGGAAATCAAGGTGTTAGTGATAGATTTAGTTCAACATCTACAACATCAAATGATATATCTACTGGTTCAAAAACATTTACAATAGGAACCGGATTAAATTGGTCTCCTGCACAAGATATTTTAATTTCGAATGATATTAATAATTACTTAGAAGGAAAAGTTACATCTTATAATAGTGGAAATGGAACACTTGTAGTAAATATAACATCATCAACTGGTAGTGGAACCGGTATAACATCATGGTCTATCAATGTTAAAGGTATTACAGGCCAACAAGGTTTTCAAGGTACACAGGGTGTACAGGGTGCACAAGGTTTAGCTGGTACACAAGGTGCAGATGGTGCACAAGGAACAACCGGTGCTCAAGGTAGTGTAGGTACTCAAGGTGTACAAGGTGCAAATGGTGCACAAGGTTCCGTAGGTGCACAAGGGCATCAAGGTTTTCAAGGTACGCAAGGTGTACAAGGTTTGACTGGTGACCAGGGTTCTACTGGAGCACAAGGACATCAGGGATTTCAGGGTGTGCAAGGTGTACAAGGTGCAAATGGTGCACAAGGTTCCGTAGGTGCACAAGGACATCAGGGATTTCAGGGTGTACAAGGTGTCAATGGTACAAATGGTATAAATGGTGACCAAGGAGCACAGGGTGCACAAGGTCATCAGGGAAATCAAGGTTTAACTGGAAATACCGGTGCACAAGGTGCACAAGGTCAGCAAGGTTCACAAGGTGCCAATGGTTTACAAGGATTGACCGGGCCCCAAGGTACTCAGGGTAATCAAGGTATACAAGGCCCACAAGGAAATCAAGGTGCACAAGGTACTGCAGGTACAAATGGTGCACAAGGTGTTCAAGGTACCGCAGGTACAAATGGTTCACAAGGTGCAACTGGTTCACAAGGTGCACAAGGAGCAAAGGGAGACCAGGGTAATAAAGGTGACAAAGGAGACCAGGGAAATCAGGGAACAAAAGGAGATAAAGGAGATAAAGGAGACCAGGGAAATCAGGGAACAAAAGGAGATAAAGGAGACCAGGGAGCAAAAGGAGATAAAGGAGACCAGGGAGCAAAAGGAG